TAATAGGTAAGCAAGCAAAGGAACGGGAGCAAGTGAGGGGGCATTGCTAAATGTATTAGTATTGCTAAAGATATTGGGGAAATGTTAAAGTTTTGTTAAAGGGAAAAAAATATTTGGAAGTATAGGTCAATAGTTATTATCTTTGTATCATCAATTAATTAATAACACTAAAAACAAATAACAATGAACACAACAACCACAACCCCGCACGAAATTAATTTTTTGGAAATGCTTTGTAAATTTGCACACCAGCGCCCCGCCTTATGTTTTGCCGACTACGGAGACCGCAGAATATACCGAGCCGAGAGCCGAGAAATTACAAAAGACCTTCACGACTTTTGCGACCTATTAAACTTTGCACGTTGGAAAGTTGACAACCTAAACCAGAAAATTGCCGACTATTTAACTACATCAAGCGACCGCCTAACATTTGAGGACGGGAAGTTAAAATACATAACAGGACAATATTTCCCAACTGAATACCGCCCCGCGTGTAATAGAGTGTTAAAGTCAATTATCTGGAGAGAATATGCAAATCAGAAGAACGAGGACGGGACGACAAGATATAACACAGGGGACGAGATACGCAAAGAAGTACGCAAGCACGTAACCAGAAGAACAGCAAAAAACTATTTTAACTAATCAAGACAAAGGGACGGGAAACCGTCCCACCTTTAAACCTCAAAACAAAGCACAATGAAAAAACGCACGACACTTGCAATCATCATTTTTGCAAACCTTATTTTTTGGTACTTTATTTTTTTATTTCATAACCTTTAAAAATTTAAAAAATGACAAATATTTATGAATGGAGACAACCAGAAAAAACACCCTCAAGAATGGAAATAATAAACAAGACAAAGCCCCTTTATTTATGTATTGACTGCGAGCAAAACCCGACACTTTGCACCCCAAACAAAAGACAGGCAGAAATTTACGCCGAAGATAATTTTTGCACTATTTCATTTTATCCAATAGGAACATATATTGAACAATAAAAACGTAAAACAATGATAAACAGAAAAACACTTTACCAAAAATATTTTACATTAAACATACACCAGCGAATAAATGAACGACAACACCGCAACGCCTTAAATATAAATCATTTATTTAGCACCGTAATAAGTGACGGGACGCGCTCAAATTATGAAACAACACACCCCAAAGTAAATAACGGAATTTACCACCATATAGGAAAAACACATAGCAAATACCCAGAAAGCAAATAAAAATCAATCTTTAAACATTTAAACACTAAAACAATGAAAAAAGTAATTTTAACCACATTAGTAATTTTTACGGCTATTTTTGGCGGATATGCTCAAAAGATAGTTAAGGATAGTACAGGTAATTATGTACAAGTAAAGCAGACCAGAACGGGAACAGGAGCAACAAAGACAGGGCAAACCTACACAACGGCAGACGGGCAAACCTACCCTATTTTTGTAAGTATAAACGGGAAGTATTTTATTAACAGAATTTCAAAGAACGGGAACGAATATAAGCAATACTTAAAATTAGATTAACAAAAAATTAACAACCTTTATTTTGTTATATTGGTTAAAGATTATTATCTTTGTACTAATTAATTAACACTAAAAACTTTAAACAATGGAAAAAAGAAACATTAAAGAAATTAGTTACCAGCTCCGCCACTTAATTACAGAAACTTTGTCAATGAATGATATTTTATTGATACAATACAAAGCAGAAACAGGAGCAACAACATTCAAGACGTTTAAGCAATGGAAAGAAACGGGAAAGATAGTTAAGAAGGGAGAACGGGGCTACCCTGTATTTTCCCGTCCCATTGGAGTAATTAAAGCGGAGAAAGGGAAGGAAACAACGCCAGCAGAAAACAAATATTTTGGAACGTGTTACCTATTCAACGAGCTACAAGTACAATAAAACAAACACAAATCAATAACAGGGACGGGAAGATAAAAAACCCCGTCCCAATTCTAAACACTTAAAAACTTAAAATTATGGCTACCAGAGGAACGTACAAAGTAAACGGAACACTTTTATACAATCATTGGGACAATTACCCAAGCGGGACGGCATACCAGCTAATAAAAACTATTGAAAAATGCAACAATTTAGAACTATTTTCAGTAATACGGGGAATGGAAAGAATTGAGCCAACCAATAGTATTTTTGACGGACGGGCAGAATATTACTACGAAATAGATAACTATAACAAAAAAATTTCTTGTTATTCTATACCATATGACAAAGACACAATAGTATTAATTTCCTCAAATAGCTTTGAAAATTGGCTAAATGATAATATCAAAAACAATCTGGAATCAAACGACAACCCAGAGGACTACACAATAATAAAACTGCGAGATAATTACTATTGTACATTGACGCAAGTACGGGAACAAATAAAATTCAAGTACGAGCAAGCCAAAACAATGACGGACGCTGGATATATTGGTAACGCTTCGTCAACATTCAGCGACCTATTTAAACTAATAAATAAAAGCGGGCTAAACTTTGACGACATCAAAAAAGAATATCTGGAGACATACGCCCCAATGTTTGTAAAATCATACGGACACGAAACGCCCGACTATTTCAATAGTTACGTTAACAACATTTAAAAACAATAGGGACGGGAAGCAAAAAATCCCGTCCCATATTAAGAAAATTTTAACACAATTTATTTTTATTATCAGTCAATAGTTATTATCTTTACATTAATTATTTAACACTAAAAACCAAACAAAATGAAAAAGACACTACAAACAATTACCGCAGTTATTTTATTAGCCCTTATTTTTTCATCCTGTTCAACCCGTAATGGATACGGATGTAATGGACGGGAAAGTTGGGGGAAGATGGTAAAAAGAATCAACCGCCCATATTAATTTAATAACCTTTAAAATGTAACACAATGGAACTACAAACGCCAGAACAAAAAAAGCTATTCACTATTAAATTGTTTAAAGCAATAGGGGATATATTAAGGGAAAACAAAGAGACGCCAGCGGGAACACTTTACGCATCATTAATGGCTCATGGCTGTACTTTAAACCAATACGAAAGTATAATAGACGTATTCAAACAAGCGGGAAGAATTAAGGAAAAAAATTCCCTATTGATATGGCAAGATTGAAAACAAATAAGGACGGGAGAATTATTTTCCCGTCCATTTAAAAACCTAAAAACCTACTAAAATGACAATCAAAGAATTAATTGAAGAACTACAAAAACACCCTAACCAAGACGCCAAAGTAACTGTAAGGGCTAACCCAATAAACGCAGAATGCGAAGAATATGATGAAGAATTGAGGCACATTGAAATCTGGGGAATAGATACCCAAGCCGAAGAAATAGAAATCTTTGCAACCATAGAGAATTGGCAAATTGATAACCTTTAAACACTAAACAATGATACCAGAAACAAACAAAGTACTAATAGCCGACAATTTAGAACAAGCGATTGAATACGCCATTAATAGCGATATGACAGTAAATCAATTCAATTATATTGTACGGGAATTAGAGGAAAATAAGATGATAAAATTAAATAACAACATTTTTGTACTAATTAAACAATAACACAATGAAAAATAAATTAACAATGCCTCACAATTTATCTATTCCCGTTTATTACCATATAAACGAGAACGGGAAAATAATATTAGACATAGACCAAATGAAAGATTTTTTTGTTCAAAAAATGCACGAATTAGAAAATTATACCCATAGCGCAGAAGAAATATATGAATTTGAAGATTGGGTAAATTATATGCTTGTCAATTCCGATTACGATACTTTTGAAATATTGGAATTTGAAGACCACTATCAAAATTTATTAAACTTTCAAGAAAACACAAACCTATTCTTAAATTTTAAATCAAACTAACAATGAGCAGAGTAAAACTAAAAAAGCAAAGGTTTCTGGATTGGTATTTTACCGAGCCAGACGACTATTTAATATTTGCTAAAAACATTATCAGCGAATTAAGAACGGACGGGAAAGCGAAGACCAGCATTAGAGAATTATTGGACGGGTGCAGTGAACTACCTAATTACATTATGGAAGACCATAACGAAGAAGACGAAGACGCATATTATTGCCCAACAGAAATAAAACTAATTGACTAACATTAAAAACTAAACACAATGAATTTGACCGAAAAGCTAAACCAATATTTACACGATTGGTACACATCATTACCAATACCAGCAATTAATTCAATACATCAATTAACCCCAGATTATTTATATCAATTTAACAATGATGAATTTGAGGACATTATGGACGAATTAAGGGACGATTGGTATCAATGGGAATTGGAAACTAAATTAGATATGCACGACCAGATATTTGAACAATATCAAGAATTTACAAAAAATATATCCATAACACTTTAAAACTAAACACAATGAAAAAGCAAGATTATCAATTTTTTGTATCTCAAAAAGTAACAATGTGGATAAAAGAAATACACATTATTGAAGCAGAAAGCAAAGAACAGGCAATAAAAATAATGCTGGAAGATTTTGACAACAATAACGAAGATACATTCGTGGAGCAAGAATTTGAATACGATACAATAGAGGATATATATCCAGAGGGAAACGGACTATACGCAACCAGAGAGCTATATTATGATGATGATGAAACCAAATTAATAGCCCATAACGGAGAAAAAGAATACAATGCTAATGGACTATAAAATTATTTTGAAAATTATTTTTTTATTAGTCAAAAGTTATTATATTTGCACAACACTATTTTAAAAACTAAAAACAACTACAATGATTAACTTACAAAAAGGCGCAAACCTATTCGCCACATCAACCAAAGTAAAGGAAACCGCAAAGAAACCAGAGAAGAAAATTATCAAAGCCGAAGAACTATCAAACAAGATTAAACAATTCGCTGAATTAAAAGCCCAGATAGACGCATTAACAGGCGAAATAAAGATGATTGAGGGAGATATTAAGGTAAAGGGAAAAGAATTGTTTCTAAAGGAATACAAAGCTATTAAAAGCACTCCAGACAATTTTAAGATACAAGACGAAACGGGAGCTACCTGTATGTTTATATGTATGGACAAATACACCATAGTTGATGAAAGCAAAGCAGAATTATTGAGGAATTACGATAACCTATTGACTGAAAATGTAGTGTTTAAATTCAATACAGAATTAGTTGATAAGTACGGGGAAGTATTGTCTAATTTAATTATGAATTGCCAAGAAATAGAGGACGAGGATAAAGCTAATTTAATTACAGGGGAGAAAACATTTTCAGTAACAAAGGGAAGTATAGACAGGTTATTGCAATACAACAACCCAGACGAAGTATTTGAGCTAATTAACCCTATTTGTTCCCTTAAAAAATAATCAAATGAAATATATTTTTTGTAATTGTTGCGAAACAGCAAAAATTGAAACAATGGAAACTCCCAATGCCGATACATTTTATATGTGTACAATATGCAGAGAATATTGCGACCATTTAGATATTATCGTGCGGGAAAATAATTTTAACAAAGAAAATGTAATTGATTATTCAAACTAAATAATTATGAAGTACAACGAATTTAAGTATTTATACCCGCCAAGACCAGAAGTAAAAACCCCGTCAAAATCATTATCTAAATACGATAACGGAGAATATATTGCCCAACCAAAATACAATGGGAGCTGTTGTATTGTATTTACTAATGGACGGGAACTAAAGGTATTTAATAGGCATAATCAGTTACTATCCAATGTATCGGATAAGATTGATTTTAGAAACCTATCCAAGACAGGTAATTGGTTTGTATATTCTGGAGAATACCTTAACAAAGGGAAGTTAGGGGAAAATGGAATAAAGGAAAAGGATAAGTTTGTTATATGGGATATATTAGTTTGGAACGGGGAATACCTAATTGGCAAATCGTTATTAGATAGATTGACTTTATTAGAGCAAATATACCCCTGCAACCGAGCAATAGTAACCAGCAATAATGTAGAGATATACGACCATTTATGCTGTACTGAATTTTCTGGAATATACAAAGCCCCAACATATATGAACAACTTTGAGGAATTGTATTTTGACATTATTAAAACAGACCTGTACGAAGGATTAGTACTAAAGAAAATTGATAGCAAATTAACCTTTGGACTTCAGCCATTAAATAATCAAGATTGGCAGATAAAATGCCGAAAAGAAACTAAAATCTATAATTTTTAAAACCCCCACAATGAAACAACGTCAACTGTATGCACTACGACAAAAGCTAAAGAACGGGAAAACAAAAAACCCGCACGCACTAAAAAACAAAATTGCCCAAATAGAAACCCAGCTAATTATTGAGGCAAACAAAAAAAGATGGTATCAATTTTTAGCGCAATAATCATTCACCCATTAAATCAAACAAGATGTCATTTAACCTATTAAACGCACAAATTGAAGTTCTAAAATGCAAAAAATGGGATATAAACCCAAAAGGAACAGGCAAATACTTAACCCTATACCGAGAGGACTTTACATATAGGGCATGGGAAGAAGTATGCCAGCAGTTAGATATATCAATGCAAGTTGATTCTGTTGATATATTATATTTTGGTATTCAAACAAATAATTAAAAATTAAACAAAATGGAGAAAAAAATAACCAACCCAGAATTAGAAAAATTAGTTCAAACGATAAGCTCATCATCAGCAACCACACAAGAAAAGCTGGATATTATGAACGCATTAATAGAATACGTTAAAAATAAAAACTAAAAACAATGGAAAACAAAACAGAAAACCACATTTTGCAAATCAAATTTACTCAATACGTTAGAACATCAACGAGGAGAGAAGAATGTCATGGCTATCATTATTTTACTGATGTTGATGTAAAGAATGTAGTTGAATCAATAACTATTGACGTAAATGGATTGGAGATAGATATTACCGATAAATTTACTGACATACAAATTCAGCAAATAAGCGAAAACCTTGATTAATTAACCTAAATACCATTAATTATGTTATGCACAAAATATGATGAATTAAGTTATTTTGATAAAATAACATTCATTGGAGAATTAGTACATGCCTGTCAAAGCGATAACAATTCGTTTGACAAAGCCCAGCAGATAATTAAAGACGCTAAAACAAACGGATATTTCAATGGGGTTCAAATACTGCCAGACCATTTACCAACAAATAAACCCATTACATAATGAAGAAACTGAACAATACTGAAACGATTGTTGAATTGATAATAATTATTGCAGTAACAATATTTTTAACCTTTAAATTAACAAAATGACAAAAAGAACAGAATTACAGGCAACAGTAAAAAAGAGAGGGATATTGAATAACACTCTATTTGAATTAATTGCATTTCACAACGAAGGCAAAGGCACTTATTCCCTTCAAGATATATTATCTTATTGCAAGGGGAAAAGAACGGAATACCCAAACACTTTGGAGAATATGATAATGGCTATATCGGAAAACGATTTTACTATCATGGAAGACGGAACAACTATTAATTTAATAATAAAAGAAATAAAATAATGAAAGGGAAAAGGATAACATACGATAAAGTAGAACAACTGCCCAGTACAGCTCTGTCTGTTGCACAATACGCTCAAAATAATCGGATAACTGTTTCTTATGTTTATAAGCTATACAAACAGGGCAAAATTAAAATAGTAGATTTTCAAGGATATAATTTTGTATTAAACTAAAAACTAAAAAAATGAAACAACAAACCGAAGACGCCAGATTGATAAACATTCTTGAATTAGCCAGTGAATTAGCAAACACAAAACTAATATCAAATTGGAAAGATAGCATTGAGATATTTGAGGACTTAGAAGACGGCTCAATAGCATACACTGAACAGGCACAAGATATATTTAATGAGTATTATGATGATTATTTATTGCTAATAAAAACTTGTGAAATATAAAAATGTACGCAATAATGAGAAAAAGCAATTCCCCTCCTGTACTAATATGTCAATTTACTTGGAAGTTCGCTAACATGGTATTGACTGGGTACGATATGATATATCAAGGGGATAAAGCAGATTGCGAATTAATTTTACACAGCCTAAACAATCCATGATTTTAAATTACAATTAAAACTAAACACCATGAAAGAAGACGCGTAGGTAACTTAATAATAGCAGACAATCAATAAATTTAATAACTAAAAAAAAATAAACATGAGAAACAACATTGAGCAATTACTTACAATCACTGGCATCAACCTTGATGATTTCTTTTCAATCAGTTTTCGCAATAATGAGGTGGCTTTATTAGGAATGTTAACAAGTTCAAAAGTTAATCATTACTGGGGATTAGGATTTAACTTTGAATTAATTCAAGCTAATAATGTAATTATATCCTCAAGAAAAACTATTGACAATCTAATAGTTTGCATTAACTTATGTATTGATTAATAACTTTAATAACTAAAACAAAAACTAAACACGATGAAAAAGATTTCAATTTTTGCACTAGCGTTAACGCTATCATTGACCACTATTGCCCAAGACTTTATGGGTATTAGTGTGGACGGGAGTAGGTCATCCATCAGAAGCAAGTTCCTTGCGAAAGAATTTACTGAAAAGAAAATATCCTCACCCAGTGCGCTGTTGTTCAACGGGTACGTTAGCAATACTCCTATTGAGGTATATGTATTCTTTAGTCCTAAGAGTAATATAGCATGGAAGTTTGTAGTGTATCTTCCCAAGCACGATAATTGGGATGAACTAAAAAGAGATTATGAAAATTATTTTGAATTGTTTACCAATAAATATGGCACACCTACGTCATCATACAATACATTCATCTCTCCATACTATGAAGGTGATGGATACGAGATAAGTGCGGTAGGATTAGACAAATGCGTGTACTCTTCTTTTTGGGATAAATATTCAGTAGAAATATCCAAATACAAACAAGTAAGATTGTGGTACGAAAACAGCGATAATGCAGAAATAAACAAGAAAGAAAAAAATCAAATTAATAACGCAAACTTTTAAACTATGTCAACAATAATATCAGCAAAACATTACGATATCAAAGTAACCATTGAAAGAGATAATTCTGACCTAAACTTAAGTGAATTAATGGAAATGTTCCACAGCGTAGCTATGTCTATTGGATATCACCCAGCAAGTTGGGACAATTTAATTGTTGAAATGGCTGACGAAATAAATGAAAATAAATAAACGAATGACATGACAAGGGGAAGCAATTCCTTTCTTGAGGGTTGACGGCTTCCATTTCTATGGAAGCCTCTTTTTATATTTCGCCAAAACCCTAAAATAAATAATGATTTGGCGTATTATTCATCATCTTTATCCTCCTCAAACAGCTCGTCATACATTTCAGATATGCACGAATCAATTATTCGTATGGACTTCTTTAATATTCTTTTAACCTTCTTCGCGTCCTCCTTAGACATCATAAGCAAATCAATTCCTTCAACTGCTGATATAGAATAAAAAGCTGCGGATATATAATCCACCCTTGTAGTATATTCTATGTCTATTATTTCTTCCCCTACTTCATTAACATCTTCCTGTATTACTGGATTTTGCTCTTCCATTATTTAACGATTTGATGTACTTAATACTACTCAATTTAATACTATTTTGCTTCCTATACGAATTGCAAAGAGATTCCAATATATTAATTTTTTCCGTTAAGGGAAGTTCAGCCAAAAGGTTGTGAATTTTTTCTTTCATAATTTATTTTTATATTTGCTTCATAGTTTTTCATAGGATATTGGATAAAACAAGCCCCCGTTTCTACGGGGGCTTCTCATTTGTAAACCCACATATTACAATATTTTCCCGTTGAATATTCTCTTGTTAAAGAACTGGTAGTCGCTACCATTGTCGTCTAAATAAACTACGGCACAGCCCCAATTCCATTTGTTCAGAGGCATGTATTCTGGGTGTAATTCACAAAGGCAACCGATAGACCAAGTGGTTGTAATCTTCCCGTTCATATCGGTCTCAGAATGTTCGCTTGTGGAGTGATTGTGACCTTGAAAAGCGCTTGTTTTACCACGAAGGTATAATCCCCTTGCTACGTTAACTGGAGCTGAAATTCCGTTTATATATTCGTGTCCATGAATCCCGTTCAATTCGTTTAGCTTCATATAACGATTTGATTCTATAATATCAATTCCTTCTGCTCTCGCCTTGATGATATTCTCAAACTCAAACTCCTCAATTCCCACTAGCTCCCCAGCCTTCTGATAAAGGAAGTGCTGATATCTATTCTCGTGGTTGCCAATTTTAAAGAATATCTTACAATTCAACTCCTTCTTTAGTACTTCAACAAATGCCTTCAATGTATCTAACTCATACTTAAAGTCTCTCTTCTTTGGGTCTTTCATGAATCTGCTTAAGGTATGGCAATCTATTGTATCCCCGTTCAATAATAATGCATCTACCTTTTCTTTTTTAAGGAACTCTATTGCACAAGTCAATGCATCAATGTTATGGTAGGGAAGGTGTATATCAGATAATATACCGACTTTCTTGTAGCCCTTTATTATATACGGCTCATAGATTATCTCTGACGATTCTGGGAGATTGTAAGGATTGTGCGGACGTAGTTCATCCTTTTTAAATTCCTCCCTAAAGTGAGGGGATTTTGGGTTTTCCATCCTAATTAATTGATTTCTTATAGATTCAACACTTTTAAACAATAAAGGATTTTCAGAATAAATAATTCTTGATAGCTTCCTCGTAGGCATATCCATGTTTTTCCTACGATACTCTCTTAAAAGTTCTGACTTATTCATAACTTCTTGTAGCCTTTAGCCAATAACTTATCTAAATAAGCACGCTCTTGCTCATAGGTCATATTCATAATTTCAGCACTTATATTATCCCTTATCTCCCTCATTACTTTGATGGCATCAAATTTGACTTTCTTTTTCTTAGCTTTCTTTTCCATAATTAAAAATTTCTTTGGGTGTTCTAATTTCTATTATTCCCTTATGTTTATGGTAATTTTGATATCTCAAAGTGCATCGGGTCAGACCTTCCTTTCCAATTCCCGCCCCATTCAAAACCTGCATCTGTAAAACATTTTACAAATCCGTCAGACAAGGTTGACTTTTTCCCAAGTCCATTCCAAGCCGCATTCACATCACAAGCCAAACCCCAGCTATGCAATGACATAGATGATAATCCTCTTTTCTTTCTGATATTGAAACAACCATCCCATGTTTTCAATTCAGCTACGCAACCTGTATCTATTAGATTTTTAAATGCTTGTTGCAAGGGGAGAACGAGGTCTTTGTTGCAATAAATCTTTTTTGGTATTACACCTATCTCTAAACTCACTGGGACATCCCATACCACCATTCCTTTTTCTAGTGTAGGGTCTCCGTATTTTTTAAAACATTGTGCAGACGTTACCATTATTTTTTAAGTTTTATTTTCCAGAATGATTGTACTCCATATCCTATTCCGCTAGGGGAAGCTATAACACTTGCCCCAAAGATTCTATCCCTTCTGTCCTTATACAGCATCCCTAAACTCACTTGGTCTATTAACTTAACGCCATCTCCACCTAAACCAATACCAGCATAAACTTGTCGCTTAGATTCTGGGACAACTGTCAAGGTTTCCTTGACTACTGGGTATTTGAATTTGTATGAAGCGCTTCTTCCCTTCACTAAATTAGTGCTGATGGTATCTATTATTTTAAGATATCCGATAGAATCTATTTTTATACTATCCTGTATAAGATTAGATGATAAGTATTTTGTTACTACTTCTTGATATTGTTGTAGTAGCTTAGTATAGTTTGTGTCGGGAAGATATTCCGTATTCCATTGTTCAATAGGTACGGGAATAGTTTTTATTAGTTGGGGCTTAGAATAGATTGTGGAATCTTTATGAATCCATATAGTGTCTCTGGTGACTTTGGTTTCACAAGGAGAGGAGTTCCCCTTGCCGCATCTTTGCAGTAAAATTATAATAGCCAATACAACTATTATGAAATTGTATATATGGTCTTTTTTAATCACGCTAATGTGCGAAGAAATTAGATATAACCTTTGATAAAAAGCCTGTCACGAATATTGCAGTTCCTATTTTTACATCCCCGTTGAATGACGATATTGTACCAGCAAACACGCAAGCAGATGCAATACCATCAGCTATTTGTCTAACTCTTTTTGGAGTAGGTTTCCAGTAGTAACTCCAACCAAACTTTATTTTTCTCCGCATAAAAATTATTTTCTTTTCCTTCTAATTACTGAATAAATACCAGAAACAATAGCCACAATAGATGCTACAAATGTTAAAACTGGCTGGATGTCTGACAAAGAAATAAAGGCACAGAATCCACTTATCATTGAAAGGTAAGTATTATCCAAGTTGTTCATCTTTACTTATAATTTATATGTAAATATATGTATTAAATGGGAAAACCAAGCGCTAGACAGGAAATCCAAGTGCAATTTTTATGTTATTACTAGCGTACATAACTAATTCGCTAACATCATCACAACTTGGATGGTCATTGATAGCACTTTGCACAGCCTTGTCTACTATTTCAAATATAGATTCTCCCGTACTAGCTTGTAGAGATAAAACCAATCCAAGCATAAACTGGTCACAAAGCAAATTAAATCCTACTGATTCTTTCATATTGTTTTATATTTTATATTGTATATTGACTAACAACCCACCATACATTAAATCCGTTTGCTGACGTTAACACAACAGCTGTTAAACTTGGTAATTGAGAAAAAGAAGTGCCATCTATGTATTGCGGAGATGTTACAGCACTTCCAATATACGCATTGTTCCCATCTGAATTAATAATAACTATCGTTTGCCCTATATAATTTTCTACGTTAGGCAATTCAAATGTAAATGTCCCATCTCCAGCGCCTATAATTCTATATACGCCTGGATATGTAACAAAATAATTTTCTAATCCTAAATTCACATAGTTATCGCTTGAAAATGTCAAATCCCAATAATTAGTAACACCTCCGCCTCCACTAGCTCCAGCGTTTACCAATATCCCAGCTAAAGCATTTATACCATCTTGCATAGTTGCTTGAGGTGAGCCGTTTACTTGTAGTTTAGCAAGGGGAATTTCATAAACATCATTTGCTAGATAAACATAAAAAATTGTTTCTTTTGTGTGGAACTTCCCGTTTATGTTAAAATAACTTTTAGCTAATCCATTTGCTGGAGATATTAACGTCCCAGCATCAAAACTGCCGCCAAGAAAAGCCTCTAAAGGATACAATGTGTTTGTAGGACTTTGAATACTATCATAAAATAATCCACCGCCTAGTGCATCTGTAGCCCACCATTCTGTGTCTCCTGTCTTAAACCAAATATAAATAGTGCCAGTTACTGGAAGATTACCCCAAGGAGCAACGCCATCCAATGCCCAATAGTAATGACCATTGTACATTCCCCTTGCTTCTGATATATAAGAGCCTACTGGATTAACAAATCTCACAACAGGCATTACATTATAATCAGTATTTTCAACTGTTGTTATGCCATTAGAACAAGTAATATTTATCATTATATTTTTATTTTAAGAAGTAAATAATGTTGCTAAAGATGATATTCCCGCTGGCAAACTTACTGGATTTGTGCCGTTTATTTCTAATGTATCAAGGGGAATTTCATAATAATCTCCATTTATTTTTATATAAAACATTAGGTTTTCTGGGTTAGCCGTAAAGCTAACATTAGAATTAAAATAGCTCTTGGGCAATCCGCCGTCTGTAGTTATCTGTATTATACCGTTTGTTTTAGTTATGTTTATCATTTTAATATATTTTTATTAATACGTCACCGCGTCTACAATTACTCCCTTTACAGTTGTTAATGATGTTAATGCAGTAGCTCCAGCGCCAGTGGGAACAACTGTCCCTTGCCTTGGATATGTTATACGTTTAGGAACAATAGAGCTACTATCTACCCATTGAGCTACGTTTAAATCTACGAATAATTGATTTAATTGCGATTGTGTTCCAGTAGTAAATCCAGTATATCCTCCCACTCGTGAATAAAGAGCAAAGTAGTTCATTACCCCGCTTGCTCCCCATGTCCTAGACGCTGTATATGTTTGTACTGATGTATTACCAGTCAACTGGAAGAAGGTTACGTTTGCTGGCGCACTTGAAACAGAGCCAGACAATGTGTTGTTTCCATCTATTATAAATGTTCTTATAGTACTAGATGAATAAGTATTTAGATTGCCAGAAATAGTATTTAAGCCGCCCACGTTTAATGTGTTTAATCCAGTAGGGAAATCGCCAATATTAGCAATCAAAGTATTGCCAAAAGATGGGCTTAGTGTAGATTCCCCTCTTAACTCAAATACATCTATGCCAGCTGGCAATTGGAAATGTGTAGCATCTGTAGTTGTTGTAGACAATTGCCCAGACACCTCATTAACGCCATAAGTCAATTGAAATATAGATAGATTTGCACTAAATGTTATGTTATTTAATGTACCAGTAATATAGCTTGTACCGTTAAGCGATGATGCATTTAATACTCCACCTATACTAAACTCTTCTATTGTAGACCAATGGCTAATATCTTGGAGAGAACCCGCTATTGTATTGTTACCAAGTATTCTAAAATTAATAACACTTGTTGGAATTACAGATAAGTCCTTTGTTGCGCAAGTGATTGTGTTATTCCCAAACATTCTTATTGTAGTAACCCCGTTAGGTATGCTTGCAATATCTCCGCTTACAGTATTGCTACCAGATAGTAATATATTTGTTAAAGATGGGCATCTAGTAAATAATTCGTCCAATGTCCCATTTATTGTATTGTTCTCTCTTATATCAAGATATGTCAATCCAGGTGGAAGACCTTGCACAGTCCCGCCAACATCTGCTTTATCTATTCTTAATGTAACTAATGATTGAGGCAAACTAGACGTAGCCATAGGTGTGCCTAGCGCATATCTTATCAAAGATACTTTACTATCTAAGATACAGTTAGTCAATGCCGTTAATTTCCCGAAGTAAAAAGCGTTAATGGTAATACTAGTTGCGGCAGTTTCTCCCATATTCATATAAAAATGCGTAATGTTAGTATACGCATTCATTTGAATGACGATACTACCAGTGTATGCGCTTGTGTAAGTATGGTCTGGATTTTTTGTACCAGAGCCACTAAATATTTCTGTGCCATCTCCCCACAATATTGTAGTTGTCGCTGTTTGAACATACTGCATTTTTATTCTTGTAGCCCCTACAACGCTTATATAAAACTCTACAACTCCCGTTCCAGCTGCTGCAATGTTGACCGCTGATGCTAGCCCGCCTCCAGTTATTGCAATATTCTCTGACTTAGCTCCTACTGTTAATGGAGCAAATCTTACATAAACTGTGGTATTGATAGTGCTTCCTGTGTAGGGAAGATTCAATGTACTATTAGTCCACGTAGTGCCATTTAAAGATATTTGATAGTTAGTTGTACCAGTTATGGTTAATGCTGTGCCATCTAGTCCCGTTCCTGTTATAGTACTAGTCTGTGAAGCTGAGTAGTTTTGATTATTAGTCAAGGGAATAGTTAACCCTAGGTTACCAAATGATGACAACGCAGTAGCACTTACACTAGCTGCTGCCGCTGCTCCAGATACTGCTACGTTAACAGTTGAAGCGCCACCTCCAGCTACAGTGACGTTGCCAGACTTAGAGCCTCCGCTTTGAGGACTAAATCTAACATACACTCTAGTAGATGTTAGTGTTGGTGAGGTAAACGGAATTGTCGTAGTAGCTCCCCATGTTGTATTATTATTTGAAACTTGGAAATTAGTATTAGGCGCTGTTATTGTGACAACATTTGGCGAGCCTTGCAAATACACCCCTGTTACATCAAAGAATTTAGATGCCGAAAAATTACCAACTGGAGTACTTGGGAAGGCGGTTATTGTTGATGGCGTAGCTGTTAGTAATGCTGTTCCTCCCGTTCCTGTAACCGCTACATTTGTAGAGTCGCCGCCGCCTACTATAGTTATATTACCGCTTTTAACTCCAGTGCTTTGCGGAATAAACTTAACAGTTACTTGAGTGCTAGACAATGTAGCTGATGTGTATGGTAAGCTTACTGAATTTGAAAAAGTAACCCCCAAGTCTAAGGATAATTCGAAATTATTGTTAGGGGAAGTTATAACAATATTATTTGGAGGATTTTCCAAATAAATTCCAGACAAAAAAAATGCGCTATACTGCGACTCTAAAACAGCAATCGTAGGAAATGGTATAGAACTTGGCGATGCCGTTAATTGTGCGGCAACTCCCGTTCCTTCTACAAAAACAACAGCATTCCCTTGTTGTTGACCAGGGGTAGAGGGGAATGAAAATATATTTATATAGCCTTGTTGATAACCAGTAGATGCTGGGGAGAATCTAACATATACTATAAATGGAGCAACCGTATCTGTTGTATAGTTAGGAAATAAATTACCTGTCCATGTAACCCCATCATCAGAAATTTCAAATCCTAATGGAGCGGTTATATCAAAATATCCTGGGGCATTTAATCCAGTTCCTCTGATTGTAAAAAATTGTACAGCAGAACTTGACCCTACATTTATATTCCCAAAATTATTTAACGTGGTCGTAATTATTTGTGGTTGTAAATTTATTTGAGCCAATGACCTATACTTAGCACACATTGCCAACAAATATTCGGATGTAGCACCCAAGTTTGGTTCTGTACTGTCTTGGTTATACATCCACTCTACACTCTTCCTTATATTATATAGCTTTTTAGGCAAATCTAGGTCAATACCTCCGCCATATAGACCTTTATCATCTATATCATTTTGAGCTAAATATTGAGATACTTTTGCTATCTCTATAATAGAAGGTACGCTTAACATTTGCTAACTATTGATATTAAAGAAATATTGAGAATTTATTCTTAGATTAGTTGCTCTATCATAACATTGTTGAGCTGAAAACAAATCCCCCACCAAATCAAATGCTTGATTCCCAGAATCTATACATGTTCTTAGCTCTGATTTATTAGCAAAGAAATCGTTATCATTTATCAACAGCGGGTTTGCTGTTAGATTTTGAGTCAATGCGTAGTCAAAGTTTTCATTAAAATTAGTGAATTTAAAAACATTTGATTTTGTGTAAAGTACTATATCGGAAGAATCTAGCCATTCAACTGTTATCTGAACGGCTACATCCTTCGTCAAGACATCTAAAGTTACTGGGTCTATTACATATGGGACTTCTGTATAATCCGTAGTTGTATTTGAACCTTCTACAATATACGTTCCATTTGCTTGTTGGATATATATCCATCTGTTAACAACAGCTCCGTCAGAACCAGTTGACGTATCATTAAATTCCAACAAATTAGGGCTTCCTAATGATTGCGTTACGGTAAAATTTGGTACTAATGGCATTGTTTATGTTTTTTATTTTAATTGGATTTAAAATGGGCGATAGTACGAATGTACCCAATCTGCCGAACCAATCCAAATCAAAATTATTTAATCAAATCTTTTATTTTTTTGTATATCGTATCTGCCTTTTCCCCTCCTGTCTGTAGAAACTCTGAAAACTTATCTACTTCATTTCTATCGCCAGCGGGAGAAAGCATCGCAATTGTCTGTTTATTTCCACACCATAAGAACTTATACTCAGCTGGGTCAAACTCAATCACCTTCTTGTTCATTGCCTTTTTAATCGCAGCCTTGTATTCTATTGTTTTTCCAGAAACCAAGTCGTTAAAGAACTCTGGGTTAGTGTCTGCAAGCTCTTCAACTTTGTTTCTCAAAATTAATATATCTTCTGAACTATCCCAAAGCATTGCGTCAGCAAAATTAAATACGTCCTTGTCGGTCATATCTTGAGCTACGTTCAAGGCTTTAAGTCTAGCCGTTCTTTCTTTCTTGGCATTTGAAGCTGATTGTACCTCGTCTATTCTTGAAACTACAGGATGCTTGCTTGTGTCTGCGAACTTCCCGTTCAATAGCTTCGGATGTAGCTCAAGGTACATAGCCGTATACCATCCCTCTCCACCTTCTGTCAAGTCTAAGTCTAAGATACCAGCCTCTGCTGCTCTTACTCTAATTCTTCCGAACTTATTCGGAATACCCTTCTCGTCTGTTCCGCTTACCAAGGCAATTTTCTTTGACTTTGGCTTTCCCTTCTCTTCGTATGGGTCTAATATATCAAAGATGCATGGGTCTAATGTGTACAAGTTAGGGAAGACCATAGCCCCGTTATACTTCTGCGGGTCTGGGTTTGGATTTCCGATATCAAACTTATACCTAACTCTTTTACCAAGACTCTGTAATTTTTCTACAACCTCCTCCCTTAATTTAGTAGAGAGATTATTGTAATGCGCGATTTGTTCTAATGACATTTTGATTGATTTGATTGGTTATTAAAAAGTAGGGAAGTGGTTTTACCCACTTCCCCTTGTTTATCGTAATTAAACGATACGGTACTTTTGGAAATGCTTAACAGCAAGACACTCAAGACCTTGACCAGTTTCCCAGTCAGTATGCAATTGCATAGTGCTGCTTGTTGGAATTTCAGCAAGCGCACCTGTTCTCCACTCGGTGATGATACCGTTAGCTGATTTATTAGCTGCGTTACCCATGAACGGAGTAGGAGTGTGACGGATTTGCATACGTGGTTGGCGACCATTGTCAACAGTGTCAACTTGGTCTTTAGGTACGAAATACAACGAACCGTTTACGTCTGCTCTCAATGAAGTAGAGAACAATTGTGGATGGTCGAAGATAGGAACGTGAACGAAATCAAATTCATATCCACCATAAGATAGATGCTCAACTTCGAAATCCAAAGTTCTACCATCAATCATCAAACGTACTGAAGTAACACCAGATGAAGCTAGGTTCTTCAAGAACTTGCTGATTACACGATAAGCCTTAGAGCCCATGAATACCATTTGGTCTGTAGGAGCTTTGTTAGCGATGAAGTTGTCGATAATCTCATCCAACTCAGTGAAACCAAATGTACCCAAAACAGCAGCTTGGTCAGAGATACCGTATGTAGTTACATACCAGTCAAGACCACCTGTAGTTTGGATAGGCAAACCGCTAGATGGGTCAGCCAAGAATGGGTTAGAATCGTTGAACAATGTAGAAGACTGAACACCAGCCAACATTTGTACGGAGATGTCTCCTTGTAGCTTGATGTACTTCTGTACTGTTTGGTAAGGGAGGATGTGGTAGTCACCGCCTACGTTAACCTCGATTTTAGCAACCTTCTGGATGTCAGAAACCTCATCTACCTCTCTGAAGATTTGAATCAAGTTGTAATACTTGGTCAAACCATATCTGCGATTAGTAGGAGCATCAGACTTCTCAGCAAATGCATTAGAAGAGAAAGCTACACTATCTCCAACTGTTGCAAAGAAAGCAGCAGAGTTACCGCCTACGCTACGAACAGTAAGAGTAGCTGTACCAGAACCGAAACTTACAGTTTGGATACGAGCTTGCTTACCTACGTTGTTAGTGTTTGATGTCATAATCAAATCACCAACGCGAGGGAAGGTAGATGCTGTGTTGATTGTGAAAGTAATCTGAGCAAGACCTGTTGTACTAACAGAACTGATAGTTCCCACCTCGTAAACGTCATTGTTTACAAAGTTGTGGTAGTTAAACATTGTTGCTGGCTTGTAGCGATTTACCATCTTCATGATGTCGGTAAATGCTTTATCACGACTTTGGTCGTAGATGTTAGGGTCAATATCCCTTTGGTCGAGAAAGTCGATTGCCGATACAAACGACTTAATCATAACTCCTTGTGTTACTGGCATTTTTTTAAAATTTAAAAAAGGTTATAAAATATTTTTTTCTCAAACTTTACAACCAAATTGATTCTACACTAATCTTCCGCTTTTTGCCATCCACTCCGCTGGAGTTTTAGGCTCTGACGCTGGCTTAGAAGGAGCTGAGCTACCTCCTGGGCTTGCATTTTCCAAGGAATCAATTGTTGCTTTTCCCCCTAGTGACTTGTAATACTTAGCCATCTCTTTCAAGAAACCTTTATGGTCTTCTAGAATTGCAGATACTAATAATTGCTTTTCCACGTTGGGAACAAATACTTCATTTCCTTGAGAATCTTTTTGAATATCAAAAAGTTTGTTCGCCCATGCATTGCTATCAAATAGATTGTTTACTATGTTGTTTGGGTTAGTAAGATTGTAGCTGAATTTTTCATCACCTTCTCCAATCGTCAATCTTTTGTTTTGCATCAATTCCTGTGTCAACTGATTCGAAATTAGATTTTGCTTGTAGTTTTCAAACTCTTGCTGCGCACGTTGTTCTGTTTCGCTAGCTGAATTAACGTAGTCTGGTAATTGAAGTTGTTCTTGTTGCTGTACCAATTTTTCTCTATAATATTCAGCTTTAGCATCTAGCAATAATTTGCCTTCCTCAACTAAATCATCATCCATAGAGTCAAGATTGTATTTTTCAACAATTTCTTTTCTAAAAAGAATATCTAACTGCTTCTCTGTAGCCTTTGGATATTCTTCACGAAGCTGATGGCGCATCACATCTTCTGAAGGCATTTGGCTGTAGTCAGTTGTTATTTCTTCTAGATAATACTTCAGATTATCCTTGTCTGATTTCCACATATTAAAGAATTGAACCATTTTAGGGTCAACATCTTTAAGTTCTTTTAGAAATCCCACAGCAGAATCATCAAACCCAAGCTCCTTTAAAATCGCTTCTGGTTGTTGTTGTCTAAGAACTTCTTGCCATTGTGGTAATTCGTATGCCCCCACATTGGCTTGTATGGGAGGTTCTGATTCCCCTTGGGCTACATTATCAACATTTGTTGTCTCAACAGGTGTTGGTTCTGCCGCTTTTGGTTCTTCGGTTCTCCCTACAGATGGCATTTGTACGTTATCCGAGTGACTCATTGTGCCTTCCTTTGCCATCATAGCCGCGATGCTTGCTGGCTCTTGGCTTCCTCCTTCGGCTTGGTCGGCTTCATAGAACTTTCTAATATTCATTGTATTTGATTTTGATTGGTTAAGTAAAATTATATTATTTTTCTTATTACAGAAATTATTTTTCTATAAATATTTCTATATTAGAAATGTTGTATTTGTGCGCTTTACCATCAACATCATAGTGTGTCATTCCTAGCTCAAAGTGTCTGTTATTGACTACTTTTATTTTCTTTTCATTGTTGGCTTTTACTAGGATATCTTTTATCATCTTTGATGTTGCTACTGTCTCTGGTAGTGTGAACAGGGAAGTAAAGAAATCATTAATCCTCACTTCATTTCCCGATTGCCTAGAAATATATTCTAGCATAGACTCTTCTATTGTCATTTGCTTTGGATAATCTTCCTCAGCAACTACTGCGAAACGAGTGCTTTCGCTTAATACTTCTGACTCTTGAATCTCTTCTACCAAGTTTTCTAATTCTTCCAATAATTCTTCTGTTACTTTTTTCTTCTTTGCCATTTTATTTTGTTTTTTGATTTGCTATTTTTTGTTTTTCTATTATTGCATTGCTTGCTACCATGTGTGAATTTATTTTCGAGTCGCCTGTTTCTTGAGCTACAGCTACTTTCGTTTGATTGTTTTGTAACGCAATTCTTTCCATTGATTCTATTTTCATTTGTTCTTTCTGCAACTCGGCTTGTATTCTCATCTGCTCTTTCTGCAACTCAAACTCATACTGCATCTGCATCTCTTGCTGCTTCATTTGCTGAGCCATCATAGCCGACTGCTGCTGACCTTCATTGTTAGCTTGTATCTTAGCTAGCTCTTGTTCTTGTAGTTTTTCTTTAGACTTCTTAACCCTGTGCGCCCAAATCATTTGAGCTTGCTTTACATTCTTTGTGTTTACCAAAAGAACAGCATCCGATGTATCAAGGAATCCATTCTGAATATCTACTTGCATTTGTTGCAATAGCCACATCTTTTGGTCATTGGTTGTTCTTCTTTCAAGTTCAATTCCGTAATCTCTTAATGATATGTCTGGAGCTATTTCTACAAACCTAAGTGTGTTAGAGTTTAACGCTGGCGCATATCCAGAAACGTGACCTCCCTTCTTGATTCCCTGTTGCATACGGCACAAGCAATCTTCTGCTAGCTGCAATGTTATATGCTCTTCTGCGTAAGCCATTGGATATAGGGCATCGTTTGTTGCCATCTCTGCACTTTGGTATCCAGGCACAAGCGTTTTAGGATTAGGGTTTCCAGATGTAACATCGTTATATCCAGTTATCTTCTCTATCATCCCAACGCTTGTCATTAAGTCTTGATAAAACATTGCTAATTCGCTAGCTGCTGTATTTTCAATTGGTATTACAGGTTTCCAGTTGGGAGATTGTGGTTCACCAGTTTCTGTTACACTTCTTCCCACCAATATACCTGTCTCAAAGAACATCTGTAACAATTCCTTTGGTTGCATATTAGCACCACCTTTATTCAATGCTACTTTTTCTAATGAGTCTAGGTCTATCCACCAGCCAGAGGGAACTGCACGATTCTTAAAGTTCTGTATCTTAAGCATCGTCAATTGATAATCATCAATGTATGGAATAAGTCTTTCCATAAATGATTGCGCTTTCATCTCGTAGAAATTATATGCGCAGAATGAATACGAAAGTCTTGTCTGAGACTTCTTCTTCATATCGTTGCTTCTTTTTTGGTCATAAGCCATACCAAAATCATAACATTTCTCAGTACCTATAATCCACTTGCACTTATATACATATTGGATTCTTTTTCTTTTGTATTTTTCTGACTTCTTCCCTCTATTATAATCTGCTTTTCTAAAGTCTAAATTACCATGCTCATCTTCTGATTCTCTGTATACGTTTTCATTGTAAGTATAAAATTCCAGGTCTAATACTTTACATTTGAATCTATCGTATGATTTAAACCATCCTGTCCCCTTACCCAACTGAGCTGGGTTGCCAAACTTACCAGCTATAGAGCCAGCAAACTCTTGCAATTCTTCGTCTGTGAACATTGCGTTTCCGTTCTCATCTTTCAACGTACCAAGTTCAACAAGAGATACGTCAATAACCTCACCAGCATGGATAATGTCTTTGAATGTCCCATCTTTACAATAGCTAGTTACTACACACTCTGGGTTAACTCTTCTGAAGTATACTTTATTGTCTTCCCCTAACCAATCTTTGCATCCAGCTACTCCATAATCAAACAAGTCCTCATATACCGACCTTCTATATTTTTTATAATCATTTTGATAAAACGCTAACTCAATAGCCATCTCTGCGTCCTTGCTTCTGATAAGCTGCTCGTCCATATTCAACCTCATTTCTAGCTCCTCTAAATCTACTGGGTCATTTGGGTCTAATGCAAGTGCGGGATGTTCTGCTAGTTCTGGGTTTTCTTTTTGTAGCTGCTCCCTCATAACCAACTTAATTTTTAGTTGGTTGTAGTATTCTTGCATTTCTGTTTTAGCAAGCATATCTATTGGTGTACATACTATACCGAAGTCCTCCTTCATTAGTCTGCTTATAGCCTTGTCTCTATATCCGCTTACTACTGCTCTGTTAGTCCAGTCTACTGACAACCACGTATGGTTTGTTTGTGAATCTACTCCTAATAGTTTTTTGTACGGGGAAATCGGCTGCTTGCCCAATGCGTACATTCTAAACTTCTCATAGTCACCATTGTTGTTGGCAAACACTCCTTTGGGATAAGCAAAAGTGAAGTCATAATACACAGCTTTTGCGTATTGCATACACCAGTCTTTACCTTTTTTATCTGGAGCTACATTATGGTCTGGGTAAGGATAGGAGCTTCCTATTCCCATTTGAGTATATCTCATACTAATTGGCGTTTAAATACGGTATAATAAATTCTATATTTCTTTTTGTATCTTGTTCTTTTATATATCTCTTTTGCTTTGCTGCTATAAGGGCGAATCCGCTTGCCATAGCTTCGTCATACTTTTGTGTGTTCCCTACTTCGAATCCTAACCATCCAGCTTGTTCTTGCATTAGGGACGGGAAGTAAACTTTCTCAATGTTCTTTTCTATGTATGCCTCTGTGAAGTCGCATATCATTTGCGTTGTTCTCCCGTTCCCATCAGTATAGATTCCAGGCTCTACTTCTTTAGGAAGCCACATTAGAAATCCACCGCATTTATTATAATTAAAGAACTTTTTCCAACCATCTACGTTACGCTCAAATAACACTTGACAACCACAATACCATGCCATTTTAAGCACTGCTTCGTATTGTAAATCGGTTGTTAATGGACGGTCTACGTATTTCATTACAAACATATCATTAAATTCTGAATTTTCGTTAGATAAATCCTCTAATTGATATGCGTATGCTGCACAATTTGACTTTCTGCTGTCTTTTGTTTTGTCGTACTTGAATGGGTCACATCCTATTCTTATAGCATAGCTGCCGTTTGGATGGAAGTATCCGTTTTTTTCAAAGACGTTGTTCATTTCCTTTGGCTTCCATCCCTTTACTTTTTCAAATTTGCCGTTAGGGTTTGGAATCCATAGCACCTTGCTTATTTTAGTTCCTACAAGCTCCCCTTGACTGTTATATTCTTCTTTGTAAAACTGATGACCGTCTTCCCATATTAGATTACCTCTTTCAGTAAGTTCATTATAGCTTAGGAAGTCTAACTGTTGGTTTAGTTTGAATGAGTTGTAAAGGGAAGATGTGGCTGCCGATTGGAACATTTCCTTTTCGTCAAACGGATTCATACGAATCTCTTCTTCTAGTAGTGTTCCCTCTAGACCAGCTCTTTTATTTATTAGATATTGTCTTGCTCCTAGCTTAACGTCTTCTTCTGTCAAATCACCTAGTCCTACATAGTTTTCTACTAAGTATTTATACTGCTCTGGGTCGGGAGAATCTATCACAGATATTCCGTACTTGTCTATAAATCCAAGGTAACCGTCATAGGCTGGAGTAAAGTATCTTACGAGTCTGTTTGGCGTTCTGCCAGACGTTGGGTCTGCCAAGTCCCACAGCTTCTTGTACTGCTCACCGCCACCTTTGGTCATGTCATTCATTGTGGACGGACATTCCATAAAACCAACCCTCTTTACCCCCTTTACCATTGTCTTGCTAACAATTGATATAAATTCCGAGAAGGGAACTTCTGGCGGGAACTTACCGCCCTCATCTGCTAACAACCTTGAAAGACGACCAGAGTCATAGGCGTTCTTCCCTGGCGCTCTGTAGTCTACCTTGCTCCTGTGTCCTGTGTCTGTATCTATGGCTGTACCTTTTGCTCCCTTTACCTCTACTAACTTATGGGCAAATACTAATTCACTTACAGAGTCTTTGTTGTTTAACTGCTTTGGTTTCATAAAGACGGGAAGTTGTCTATAACCAAACGCAACCATGTTAGTGAAGGCTGCCTTAGCATCTATCTGCGTCTTACTTGTCAACCCGCACACGCTATTCTTAAAGAATATGCACTCATAGACTAGATTAGAGGTAGCTATTGATGTTTGACCTTGTCTTCTTTTCTTACCTATCAACAACCCTAAACACCATGGCGTATTCTCCCACTTGTCTAAGTATAGAAAGTATCTCCTATCCAAGTCCCTATAGTCTGGGTATATGTCATCCTCTAGCTTCCACCATTGGATATAAAAGTAGTTCTTCCCTGTAATATATGTCGGAATCCCTCTGTTCATAAACCAGAACCCGTCCTTGCATCTCCTAACCTCTTCTGAGGCGTATTGCATCTGCCTTGAATCAAGCAATGCGTTACCGTCTCTATCGTATTCAACTTGCTCAAAATAGGCTGGCAATGGCTTTCTTTGCCAGTATTGTTCTAAGGGACTATCTGTCCCCCAGTCCTCTATATTTTCGGGAGGTTCTGGTAGCTCTATTTCAGTATTGTATATATAAACCTTTTCGGGCATTAAGCCAATTTTTTAAGTTTATGGTCAATAATCATGCATATATTATGATTATCTTTCTCTGATTCAAACATTGCCAAAATATCTCCATAGAATCCAACAGCTTCCCTTTGAGTATCAAGGAAGAAATTAAGGTGAGCCGCTATCTCTGGATATTCCATAGCTTCTTCCTTATATAATTCTCTGTAATACTTTAATAGGTCTAGTTCGTTTTCGTATGCTGATTCTATTCCTTCTTTAAGGGAAGATATGTCATCCTTCTCTGGAGTTAATGTAGGCAATTTAGTTAGAACTCCTTCGTCATTAAGGAAGTCTACATGCTTCTGATAATGCGTTTCTTCTTCCTTGCTTTCTGCTAGGAAGTATTCTTGCGCACCAAAGTAGCCTAGCATCTGCATTTTATTAGCAAGCATCTTGTATAGATAGAAATGCCCAAGTTCATATTGAACAGCTTTTTCCAGTTTCTTTATGCAACTAGCATCTAATAATGGTTTTTTCATTTATTTGTTTTTTATAAAATTACAATTATTTTCTAGCTTCAGCAATGGTTTCTACAAATGGCTTCTTTTCTACGTCTGCCTTTTCGTTTCCTGTAACCCCAGCGACTTCCCCTAGAGACTTAACTGCAAGGGCTATGCTTGATGCATCTGCCCATATTACTTTTAGTCTATCAAATGTTTTGTCCTTTGGGTCGTCAATGGGAAGAACCGCTAAGTCATGTCTGTTCATTAGGTCAGCCATCTCGTTCATTTTTTTATTTAATGAATAGTAAAGTTTAGCCATCCCATTTTCTTCATACTTCTTTAGTTGTTCTTCTAATTGCTGGATTCTTCTTGATTCGGTCATGGTTATTTTGATTTGGTTATTCTTCTGGATTTTCTTCTGAAAACAATTCTGCAAATTCTTCACTTATAGTTATATCGGTATCAGATGCCTCTTTGTTTTTTGCTGGTATTATTCCTTTGGCAATTAATTTATTCTTGGCAACTTTTGATGCTTGACTTTCAACAGACTTTAATTTGTCTTCTATAACTTCTTTTGTCAACTTAACTGTTCCAGATTTGTCTAGTTTATCTAATATTTTAAGTGCCTTAATAATGTAATCTTTTTTAAAATCATTATACATTTTAAATTCATCTGGGTTATATAGTGCATATGGCTTACCGTCTTTTGTTTTACCAGCCTCTGGGTGTTTGTCATCTACTTCTAGACGATATTTTTTTATGTCTTGGAATGTAGGAACGGGAACTTCATATTTTTTTAAGAACTCAAATACTTTTTTATCCCCCTCGTCTTTCATTTCTAACTCTGTAAATGTTGGCTTCTCGGTTTTAATAAAGTCTCTTTCGTCTCTAATCGTAGCACCATATATTTTAGCGATAGTTTCTATTGTACCCACTAATGCGCCATCTCTGTCTATATCTGTAAATACTTCCCTAGCCGCCAACGGTATTGTTAATTGTTTAGTTATTTCTTTAGCTGATAACTCTTCTTTAGTGTAATAATTCTTTTTGTTATTTAAAATAAAATCATAAGCAATGCCAGCAGATGGAGTCATCTTACCCCTCACAAATGAACCAAACATTACTTCACCACTTGTTTTATTGCCATATCCATCACCAAGAGCTTTGTTTTCTCCTTCGGCTGTTGTTCTTTCTCCTAAAATAACTTGGCATACTGTTCTTACGGCTGAACCAAATCTTCCATATATTGATATTTTTTTACCGCCAACTATCATGTTACCAAAATCAGTGCTTTTTGGATTCATGTTAATAACAACTTCATCTTCATCGTCCCCAGCCATTATTGATGATAATTTTGTAGCAATCATTATCATCATGCCACCAACTACAAACCTAGTTAATTCTTTAGTTGCAAACTTAGCTTGGTCTGCGGTTAAACTAGTATAAAAACCTTTACTATATTTAGAAGTTTCTTTTGTTGTAATTCCTAATCTTCTACCTATTGCATTCGCTGTAGCTACTGGTCTAATCAAGTCTCCGAATCCAAGCAAATTGAATGTACTTGAGAACATTTTTTTAGACCATATAATTTTGTCCCAATTTTTATTTTGGAACATCTCATGCACTTTGCCATGACCTGTAAATTCATTAGCTATTCTTGCAGCAGCTTTAAATGACTCTGGAGAGTTTTCAAATGTTTTACCAGCGTTATATAAATCTTGCACGCTGTTCATAAATAAATATAGTCTTGCATTGTTTAGTGCCGTAGTTGCACTTCTTTCAAATGCTTGACCAACACTTATTTTTTTGCCACCTACATTTATTTCCTTGTTCCATAAATTCTTCTCGCCACCATGAAGTTCATTTCTCATTTCTGACTTTGCACTCCTTGGTTCATATATAGCTAGCCCAGATTTTTCTATGACATCCCAAAGAGCTGTACTATGAAGTATAGCCATGCTTTTATCAAAAGATGTTTTGCTAGCAAAGTTTTTTGCAGCTCTTGCAGCAAATTTGACCATTTCTATTGGATGAGAAAACGCAAATGGCAACATTTGTACTAATGTAAATGATTGGTCAGCCATTGCCACTGTACCTTTAGAGGTTTGTATTAAGACATCAACACCATCTGAAATCTTTTCTAGCTTTGTCCTATTTTTCATTTGGTCTGCCACTCTTGCTTTTTCATATTCCAACAAGGCTTCGTCTTTATTTAGTACCGACTTTAAATACTCATCATACAGAGCTTTATTATTATTCTGCAATTCAGTGTTCTCTAAAATACTTTGTTTCTTTACTTCTGGAGAGAAATCTCCCCTGTTAATCTTATCTTGTATTTCTGATTGTTTCTTTTGGTTTGCTTTTATTCTTGCATTTACCGCTTGTTCAAACTTTTCATCTTCTGTTTTTTCTGTCTTTTCTTTTATCTCTTTTTTTGGAACTTCTTTACCAGTAAGTTCTTTTATTTTTTTTCTTAAATCTGCTAATTTCTGATTCTTTTCTATTCTTTTCTTTTCCGTTGTTGGCTCTTCCCCTCTTTCTAACGCTTCAATTTGAAGAAGTAATTTTTCTTCTTGCTTTAACTCATACAATTTTTTAGCATACTGATTCTTTGTTGGTTTTTTCTTAGTATAATTCCCAGCAATTAATCCTCTTACATCTTCATCTTGGACATCAGCACCCGCATCTTGTATGTCTCTTTTAAGCAATGCTCTAACTTCTTCTAATGTTGTAGCAGCTCCCTGTTCTAAATAACTTTTTACTAGTCTAGCTACATCTGGAGCGATAGCCATTAATTGTGACTGGTAGGGAACAACTGCCATAGTCAACCCACCCTCGCCTTTGCTTGCCTTATTCCATTTGTCTTTTATTGACTGAATAATTGTTTTTCTTTCTGAGGCATAGTCTTGCTTAGTTTTTTTAGGCTTATTTTCAGCTCTAGCCTTTTGTTTTTTTATTTCAAGTTCTGCCTTCAATCTGTCAATTTCTTGTTCAGCTTGCTTTCTTAACTCAGTTTCTTTATCCAGGGCAACTTTTATATCGTTAAATCTTTCTTCAGCTTTATTCCTTTGCTCTGTAGTTAATTCATCAGTCATGGTATCATCCATCATGTCTGCCATGACATCTGCAATGCTTTCTACTACATTCTTTTTAACCTTAGCCATCCTAAGACCCCTAGCATTTTCGCTAATACCCCTATTCAACGCACTAAGTACATCTCTGTATTTAGCAATATCAGCATCACTAGAGTTTTTATCAATCTTAGCTTTCATGTCAGCAGCTACTTCTGCAAGTATGTTTGCCTCTATATCTGTCAATCCTCTTTTTTCTATATCTAATGAATCTTGAACAAGTTTATTTACATCATACCCATTAGCTATCATGTCCTTAGCCATTGAAGCTATTTCAGCATCTGTTATAGATTCTCTTCTTTCTGCTATGTCTAAGTCATACTTAATGGCTAGTTCTTTAATGTCTTCTTTTCTAATACCTACTTTTTCTGGTTCAGTAGACAATGTTGGTTTTTCTGCTGTTGGCGGTACGGGAGGTTCTAGTCCAGCCTCTTTCATCTTAGCAAGCATTTCTTCTGGAGTTCCCCCTTGGTTATAAATCTCTCTTGCCTTGTCTGCGTTTTCTCCGAATGTAGTATCAAAGTATTTGTCTCTTGCTACTTGTGTCTTAGGGATGTTTTCAAATGGATTTTCTTCAAGGGGAACTTGAGACTTGTAATACTCTTCAAACCCTTTCTCGATAGATTCTCTATTTTGTTCCCCCTTGATTCCAACAAGCTCTCTTACAGATTGCTTCAATGCTTCTGAAAACTCTACTCCGCTATCCAATAACTTACCCATACTTACAATAGCGTCTGCCAATGCCCTCTTCATACTCTCTGCATCAACTCCTTTTGTAATTACATCTTTGTCAGCTATTGAGAACCAAGAGGGAAGTTCTGTTGCCATTATTTTGTCTGCTATCTTTTGAGCTTTGGCTTCAAAGTTTCCTATTTTTTTTCTTGTGGCGGCTTTTGCTTGCTTAGCTTCACCAACAGGAATTTCTTTTGTAAATCCGTCAGTCTTGGCGTATGTGTCCCAGTAGTCTTTTTCGAGCTCTGATTGATTTTTGTATTCATATTCTAATAGTTTTTGTTGCTCTTTACTTAATAATTCAAATTGTTGATTAACTGCTATGTCGGCTATTTCTCTGTTTAGATAAAGACCAGTTAGTTTCTTAAATTTTTCAGCAGCTTCTTTTGCTATATCTGTTTCCATTAGTCTTCCCGATTCCCTATTTGGAAATCTAACTATAAAGTCGCCAACGTCTTCTGGGGATATTTCTGTTCCATCTCCTTCTGGGAAATAATGGTCTGACATATCTTTCGCTATTTGGTCTAGCCCTCTTCCCTCTTTACTTAAATAACTTTTAGCCAATGACATTGTTATATTATTTATGTCATTGTATCTTCTAAAGCTCTTATTAGTTACTTTGCCTATCCCGTAGTCGTGAATCATTGCTTCCACTGAAGACATATTTGCTGTTGCAAGCTCTTCATTAGCGTATATTTCGGCAACTTCAAGGGGATTTTCTGATTCTATTATTACATCCCTAGCAGAAGATATTTCGTTGCCAGACTCTTCCGCTTTTTTGCCTACAGAATAATCAAATTTTCTAGCATACTCCCTCAGTGCTTTTTTCTCTACAGCTCTGCTAACTGGATTACCTTGCATGTCCGTAACTATAGCTGTTCCGTTTTGGTTTATTTTTACCATTTGTTTTTTATTTCTAGTAACAAATGGCTCTTGTCCTTTATTGTCTTTGTTTATCGTTGGTTTTTCTACCTTAATTATTGGCTCTACATAAAATTCTTTATCGTGTATTTTATTTATTTTGGATATTTCTTTATTTACACCATTTATTGCTTCGGATATTCTTGATTCTTTTTTAACTAAATCCCTTGAGTTTAATGCTGCCAGATATTTACCTACAACAAGCGTAATTCCGTCTGACTCTTGTAGCGATTTTGGATTATACCCGTATTTATTAAATACTTCGTTTTGCTTCTTCCATGCATCTAATATGGGTTGCTTTAATTCTTCTGGAATATTATCAAACCTATCTTTGGTGTATCCTTCGTTTATAGCTTTCTTAAACGCGTCTTCCGTTGTGTTTCTTTTTTGTTTTTTATCTTCTGGCAACGGCAAATTTTCTGATTTGAGTCTGTCCGCTTCTGCCTTTTCTTTAACAAAATCAACCATTCGCTTAGCATCAGAAACGCTAAACGACCATGATTTATCTCCCTCTACTACTCTTTTGTTGGCATTGTATCTTAATGTTTCAGCTACGTTTTTGTTAATCGGCTCAACTTCGTCAGCCATTTTATTTATTTCTATTCTATCTGATTCTGTTTGAACGTATGGCTTCTTTTCGTATTCTGCCCTTTTTTGTTCTTTATACGATTCGTATGCTGGGCTTTCGTTTATTGTTTTTAATCTGCTAGATGTTTTGTCTTGCTCTGCTTTGTATATTTTTGAATATATACTTTCTGCGCTTAATTTTTTTTCTAGCAAAGATTTAGACGCTTCGCTAATAGCCTCTTCCTTTGAAAAAGCCGATACGTCAGCCAATTGCATCCCAGTGCTTAATTCGTATATTTTATTATCGAACCCGTCCCTAACTAGAATCAAGTCCATATTTTCGTATCCAGGGACTTCTATTTTTTCTCCGCTTAATTTATTTTGCCCGAAATCTTTAAATGATATAGATTCCCCAGATTTTAATTTGGGCTTTTCTTGAACGGGAGGAAGTTCTTCTTTCTTAGGCTCAACAACCTCCGCTTCCACTTCAACTACCTTCCTAGATTCAGCTAACGCTTTTTCTCTTGCAGATGCATCAAATTCCCCTAGCTTGCTAGTTGCTTTTTCATAATCTGCTGCTATTTTTTTTAAATTGTCGGGAAGTTCTGCTGGCTCTACTTGTTCCCCGTTCTTGTCTAATACCTGTATTTCATTATCGTAGTCTGTATTTATTTCAAATCCGTTATTATTAAATTCTCTTTCAATCTCAACCATTTTATCTGTAAATGGTTTCATTTGCTTTACTACTTGCTCTTGTTCTACTCCTGTTACTTTAGGTTCTTGTTGTTTTTCTATATCAGCTCTTTTAGCTTCTACTTCCCCTTGTTTTACTTCTGAAGGAACGGGAGCTTCTGATGGATTTTTTAATTCGTTTACTATATCCTCTTTAAGTTTTGCAAATAAAGATTTATCTACTTTACTTAAATCTAAATCCATCCTATCCCCCTTCATTTCACTTACACTCTTTGCAACTATTTTTTTAATTGCTGCATCATTTATATTTGAGCCTTCTGGGACAGTTATTGATGCTTGTAGGAATCCTGGTCTTCCAAATGCATCTACAGCATCTACTTTTATGTTTACGACATTATTCCCTTCTTTATCTTTTTCAATTAATACTCCTTCGCTATCAAAGTCTTTCATTCTCCCTCTAGCATCTTCAACCCCTTCATAATCAGTAGACTTTTCCCCAGCAAGATTTTCCATACCTTGTCTTGTACCTGTAACAACGACTTTAGGTTTTTCTATTGGTGTTGCTATTCCTTGTGCTTTTTCTGTAGGAACGGGAGCTTTTACTTCCCCTTGCGCCACTTCGCCTTCTCCGCTGGGGACATTTTCTTGAAAAATTCTATCGTCGCTAACCTCTTGTGCGCCTCTGCTTTCGATAGGTTCGGCTTGGATAGGTTCTTCCCCGACTCTGACTTCACTTGGTAACCCTGTTGTGTTTTCTGTATCATATTCTTTTGGTTTTTGTATTTCTTCAACATATGCTTCTACCTCATTTATTTCATCATCTATCTTATCCCTTAATTTTGTGGGGATGTCTCCATTAGCTTGCTCTCTTAGTTTATATTGTTGTATTTTAGCTGCAAGAAGTTTAGCTTTATTTGCTTCAGATAATTCATTACCATTTTCATCTACATATCTAATATTATCAGCAACTCTTGATGCAGTCTCTATATTGTCTTTAATTTGGTCATATTCATTTTTAGTTAAAAGATTGTCTGATAATTGCTTTTCAGCCGCTTTTAAATATAATACTGGATTTTCGCTAGCTTTTATTAAAGCTCCACCTTGGATATCTGTAATTGATTTATAAGCAGATTTTCCTAATCCAGTAACACCCCCAAATATTGTAAAATTTAAAACACCCAATAAAGCATCTGTAAATAATTCCTCCCTAGATAATTTTTGGTTTTTTGTTTCGGCGTCTAATTCTTTAGCAGCTAACATTGTTAATTCAAATTTTGCGCCACCTTTAGCCCCTTCTACTATTGATTTATAAGTGTTTTTACCAATTGTTTCTCCAAAATCAATTATTTTATTTTTTAAAGAACCATTTTTTATTTTATTTAAAACATTATATATTTCATCATCAGTAAGTTTAGACACAACTTCTCCTATAGCGGATTTTGTGCCTAACATTGATTTTATCATAGAAGGTGTACCAGCGCCAGCCATAGCAGCGCTCATTATAGCGGTTGTTATTATAGCTTGCCTGTATGGATTTGACGAACCTTCTTTAATAGCTTGTACATAATTATCATGGAATCCAGTAGCAGCAGCGGCTATAAATGAAGATGATATTTTTCTTATTATACTAGCTGTAGCTCCTCCGCCAGTTGCCATTTCTAATGCCATATATGGAACTAAAGATGCAGCAAGTTCAGTAACACTATAATAGATAGTGGATGGATTTACATTTAATTTAGTATTATGGACAGGTATTCTTGTATATCCGTTTGGATTGTCTTTTAATAAATTATATACGTAAGTTGTTTTGTCATTTATTGATAATGACTTATCATTCATAATGTCGTCATACTTTTTTTGTACTTCTGGAGATAATTTCCAGTCATACGTTTTTTTCATTTGCTGACTCTTAAGAAGATATTTACTTGGGGTTCTAAGTATGTCTTCTCCAATTAAATCTAATTGGAATAATTTGCTTTCTTCGTTATTTCTAAATGGCTCTGACGCAAATTCATATACTCCAGTAATAGTATTATAGATTGCATTCCCCGCAGACACAAAAGGCTTATTTGCCCACCCAATACTAGGAATATTATCGGTCAAATCCATAGCTGCTTCAGTAGCTTCTCTAATAGCTGCATGAGGGTATTTTGTATATAACCCTTGTATTTGTTTATCTACTTCATCTAATTTAGATGCATAATTTATTGCTTCTTCTGCGCCAATATTTTCAATTACATTTGGGTCGTCTAATATTGACTTTAAAGTAGTTTTTTGTAATTGCAACCCTATTGATTCTAAAGCAAATGCTTTTTCTTGCCATCCAGCTTCTTCTTTACTATTTTTTTTAATTAAAGAAGAGTCTATCATTAATACTTCATATCCCTTTGCTATTTCTGGATTTGTATCTTCTAAATATTGAAGAGCGCCTATTTGATTATTATTTAAATAATTAGACCTTGTATCATTTTTTATATTTTCATCATTATTTATTATGGCACTACCATAAATATCGCTTTGTATTATAGCTACATTTTTTAATAAATCATTAGCATAATTATCCCCAGCATAGAATCTTATATTATCTGTTATGTTTTTTGTATTCTTTCTTAATTCATTGTAATTTAAATCCCTTTTAAATGATACTTCTTGTAAACTACCGCGAATAGGGTCAAATCTTTTATCTTCTGGCATATTATGTATTGCTTGTGCCAATTGAGATGTAAATTTTAAAATAGCTATATCTTTTTCATATTTATTTGGATTATTTTTATAATTATTCATTATTGATTCTTTGTTATCATCAAATAGCAAAGAAGTATTAATATCTTTAAAGTCATCATAAATTTTATCCGCGTCATATCCTTGAGCAGCTAAATCTAATTTTATTTTCTTAGCTTCAGCAATTGCTTCTTCATCTTTTTTGTATGTTGTAAGGTCTATTGGTGTTATACCTATAGCGCCTGTTGGGGAAGATACTCCAGTAGCTATTTTTTTATTTAATAGTTCGTTTGCTTTAAATGATAAATCTATTGGGGTTGGTGGAATGGGAGGTGTTGATACTTTTTCAATAATCTCCCCTTTGGGTAATTTTTCATAATATCCTGTAACACCAGTTGAAGGGGTTGGAACATTCTTAAAAAATATTCTACTATCCTCTTCGCTTTCAAAATATTTATGAGCTGGTTGATTTTTTTCATCTTTATAATCAACTCTATAGTAAGATTTATCTGGAGATGGTTCTGCTGCAAAATCTTTTGTACGAAATGTGCTGCCCGTTGTTTCTCCAATTACAATTCCTTTAGGCTGCTCTGGAGTTGTTTTTGGTTCAGTCGTAGATGTTGTAGATTCTAAGCCGCCATCCTGTAATCCTTCTGATGAAGCTGGCTGACCTGTAGTAGATACTTTTTTTTTATCGGGAGAAACTGACACTAGCTTAGTAGTGAATTCATCTATATTGCCTAAGTTATCTTCAGTATAACCTTCAGATAACAAAACAGAATGCAATTTACTAGCCCCTTCTTTTGTTGATGCTTTTTTAGTAAACTCTTCTTCACTGCCTATATTTTCTGCTGTATATCCATCTTTAATTAACTTTCTATATAATTCACTTGACTTTGATACTGGTGCTGGCATATCTTTTATTTAAAATTTATTATTAACCTAAAAAATTTTCTTTTTTGTACCTTTTGTTTTTTCTGCTCTAGGTTTAGCTTCTATAAATCCGTCTAAGAAATCTAAGTTTTTATCTGAATTACTTCCCTGTAATATTGTAACTACTTCATTAAATGGTTTTTCTTCTTCGGATGTATTACCATCTTCGTCAATTACTGTCAACTTAAATTTTTGAGTATCTGGGTTATATTTTACTCCATTTCTGCCAAATGATTTTTTCCCATATTTATATCCAGGGAAGATATCAGTTACATTTACATATCCGTCAGCATCTACATCCCTATTATTAACTGTATCTGCCAATCTTGTTCTTTTTTGTGCTTTATCTCTATCAGCAGCAGAGCCACCTCTTCCTCCACTTGTTCTTGGACGATATGTTTTGGTCGTTTTCTTAATAGCGCCTCCACCAAATCCACCTAATAATTCTGCTAATAATGCCCTTTTATACAATACCCCTTCTTGACTAGTAGGGTCTACTTCCTTATTTAATGCCCTAGATACTGATTTTAATTGTCCATTTAAGTATTTTTCTATAGTGTCGTCATACGAAACGATTGTGTTATATATATTCTCTGGTAATGCATAAATCGGGTTACCATTTTCATCTGTTAAATCTACAGGTTGATTATTTTCATCCATTTGAGTAGCCTTTTCTACTATAGTAACTGGCTTGCCATCTTTATCAATTTTTTGCCAAGGATATAGCGAAACAGCTGTCGTTGTGTTACCCACTTGAGTAGTCGTTTGCACTTTTTCTATTTTTCTTGCTACATCTAAAACTCCTTTTGCATCATAAATTTCATCTGCATATTCATCAGCTACTTCTTGATATACGCTAGGGTCTATTTTTATACTACCTGGGTCTTTTAATACTAAATTGCCATCCTTGTCTTCATCATAATAAATCTTTTCTTTTAATCTTTTAGTATATGCGCCTATATCAATTATTTTAGGGTCTAATTTTGTAACATTTTGTTTTATATCATCTTCTATAATTTTAGATACCTTTTCTCTTCCAACTATCTTAGATGTAATTGGATATGCCTTTTGTATTAATTGTGCAGTAGACGTTCCTGGGTTGTCATTTAAATATTTCATCAATTCATCAAACCCTTGTCCCATCTCTTCAATTAATACAGGGTCTGTTGGCGCTCCGCTATTTATTTTAGACGGGTCTGCCATTTCACGCAATAATTTAAAGTTTGTGTCTTGATTAGCTTTTAGCTTATCAGCAGCATCTTTAGCAGCTTTTGCTTCTGCTATTTTTGCATCCTGTTTAGCTTTTCTTTGAGCTGCAAGTTCTTCCCCTAGCTTATATAAGCCTTCAAACTTTTGTTCTGGTATAGTAAATCCTGTTAAATCTAATGCCATTGTTTAATCTATTTTAAGTAAAGGGGAATTATTACTACCCTGTTGTTTCCGTATCGTCTTTTCCCTTCTTCTTGCCCTTCCCTAAATAACTATTTAGCCCAGCGTCAGCACTCATGGTTGCAAAGCTCATGCCTAAGTTGCCAATATCGCCCCACGTAGAAGCCCTATTTTCTTGTATAGCTCCTTGAAGTTGAGCTTGCGTTTGATACCTTCTTAATTGGTCTTCGTATACTCTTTGTTGTTCTGCGGCTTGTGCATCTTGAGCTTGTGCTAAATTGCCGTATCTTCTTTGATAATCAGCCGCTTCTGCTTGACCTAATTGATTAAATGCTTGTCCAGCCTGCCCAGCAGCTCCAGCACCAGCCAATAAAACATCACTTCCACTTGTAGCACCTCTTTGTACATTAGCCATTTGATTTGCTTGCGTCTGATATATATTTCTTTCGGCAGCAGCAGCTCCTGGCATACGCGCATTCAAAAGTGTTTGAGCTAATCCAAGCCTTTGAGCAAAAAGAGGATTTTCTTTATACTGAGGCATTGTATTCATTAAATTCTTTAATTCTTTGTTAGCCTTCCCTCTTTGAAACATCTTCCCTACGCTACCTACAAGACCTATACCAGCTCCTACAATTATTGGCATATTATATATTTTTTAATAATAAAATACTATTTTCTTCTGCTACTATTTTCATATCATTTTTCAATAAGAAAATTAAGCATCTAATATTGTTGTTGTATATTAAAGTTCCAAACTCTCCTCCAAATAATTCCTTTACTTCCTCCCACCACAAATTTAATATATCTTTTTTTCTAAACGAGGGGAAAATAGCAAAACTATACAAAACGCTTCCAAATATAACCATATATCCGATATCTTCCCCATTATAAAGAACTTTAAAAATATCTTGTTTTACTTCTTCCCCAGCCTCTATTATTCTGTCGTATGTTGTATCTACGCACTCTTCAAGGCTATGCTCTTCGTTGTCTATGTTTATGCTATGAAACCTTTTTACTAATTCAGTATCATTTTCGTAGGATAAATATATTAAATCTTTTAATTCCTCAATTGAAATTATTTGAAATTCTATCATGTAGTATGTCCTTTAGATATATCGTAGCCAATGTTTAAAAACTTTAGCTCAAGGGGAACTTCTGTCACATCAAACTCAAGCATAATCTTCATAGCCACGTTTCTCATCTTTTCCCCAGTCAATAAAGCTGTTGTTTGGAGCGTTCCGCTTCCGTTGTCTATTATCTTGTTCCTGTACAATGTTGCGTAATAAACTCCTTCTAAGTCTCTGAAATCAACGTCTTCAAGGTCTGATGTTTGTAGGTATGGGTAATCATTGTAAAAGTAAACAAATATTGGCTTCATGTTAGCTTCAACAGACACATTATTGTAAACCTTTGGTCTTTGTGGCAATTGATTAGATACAACCATTATTTTGGAAGTATATTGCGTGCCATAGAAATTATTAAACGAATCGGTCATATTGTGCTGATACAAATTACCGTCTTTTACGGAATACAATTTATTTTGTAAACACATGAATTGCTCTGGATTAAAAGAATACGAGCCTTGCCAGTGTGGTTGTACTCCTGTATTTTCTAGACAGAATACTATTGACTTCCCCTTGCCATCATAAATATCAAACGGATACACCTCATTAGGATAGTCAACTAAATAACCCTTTGGTGGAGTGTCGTATATTTCTGGTATGGATATCAATAGCTCTAAGTGACTTGCGTCTACAGTACTAAACAGATAAGGTCTGATATTATTGCTAGACATGTATTGCTGTCCTTCTGGGCTTAGATATCTTTGGAAGAATAGCTTCCAGAACCTTGTCATTTTATAGTTAGAGATGGGAAAAAGACCGTTAGAAGAATACTGAACCCAAACACCCCTGTTGGCATCTGGATAAAATACGCTTCCTCTAAACTCCGTAACCGCCTCTGGATTTACTGTACCAAAACTTCCCTTTAACGTATTAATTGTACTAATTACTTGCGAAGCATTAGCCCCAAAGAATTGTACCTTACCCGTAGAGTCCGTTATCTGCGTTTCCCCTAGATACATTGAATTAGTTTCATTGGTACATATAGACAACATAACCGTTCCTTGTTCTTGTACCTTAGAAGTCAATATCAATTTTGATATAGCCCCGCAATCATCTGGCACGTATGTATCATTGCCTATCCTAAATGTACTAGAGCCGTTTATTTGAGTGCCAGAAACAACAGTATCGCTCCATGATATTTGTGTTGTATTGTTAGTTCTTCCCAGCTTGGTTATGAAATTAATCTTACTAGCATCTGTGTCCCATCTTTTGTAATACAAATCATTTGGAGACATTGCGTTTGCAAAATATGTATTATTTGCGCCAAAACTCCTTAGCAATATATATGTATCTCCAATAAAATTACCATTAGTTATTGTGTATGCTCTATTGGCTGTTGTTGGATTAGATATTTGATATATTTCACCCATTTCATAGTACGGCTCTTGCTCGCTTGTTTGGTATGGTGTATATATCTCATAAATAAACTTATCTGCGGCATTCCCCAACGTGCCTATGTTTCGTGCGCTTAATATAACATAATTGCCATCTTGTCCTATAACTGGTAATTGATAAGAAGTATTAGCTGCGTCATTTTTTACTAATATACAAATATCTCCTTCTGTATATTGATACCCTAATCCCGCACTTATTATTGACGTTGTGTCTATTGCAATGCCAACCGTATTTGTTCCGTTGAACGTAGAGCTATTTTGATACGTAAAAGCTCCTGTTGAATTTCTGCTAGCATATTTTGTATTAGAACCATCCGAATATCCTTGTATAAAATATCTTGTTCTTAAGTTTAATGTTTTAACAACAGAATAATAATAAGCCCATTCTGGTATTTCGTTTGTATTATTAAGAGTATTTATTAAAGTCCAAGATATAGAACCTATACCACCGCTTGAGTAAGAGTAATTTCTTATTGATGTAGTTGGTGCATTTGTTGATAACCTAAATATAGAAAACGAAGTATTAACAGTTATTGGTGTTGATAAATTTTGAGTTAACGTAATTGTGGTTGTATTTACAATAGATTGCACTGTATAGATACCAGTCAGTACACTATTACCCCCTATCACTAATCTATCCCCAGCTCTAAAATAAGAACCATAATTATTTGTAAATACAATTGTATTGGGTAAAACAGATTGAATAATATCCGTAAATGTATATTGTAATTGAAGTTCATTTTTTTGATATGGCGTAACGCCGCATTTCCTCATAGCGTAATCATAAAAGACTACCCCATATTTGTACGAAGCTAATTGGGGGAAAACATTAAAAGTACTTCCGTTTGTAACGCCTGTTATGGGTATCCTAGGTAAATAAGTACCATTGTAATTTGGTGGAATACCAGCTATATTTGTTAAATATTCATATGTAGTACCGCTTATAACAGATATAGGCAAAATATATTGGTTTTGCGGCTGAGATTTTACGTATTGAAATAATTGCTGATTTGTATTGCCAGCATATATTAAATCACCTACTTGAACCGTTAGCGGTATATTAATATATCCATTTCCCACAGCGAATGGCTGACTATAATCTCTTGTTACGGTAGATTGTATTTCCCAAAATCCTGTAAGCGAAGCTCCGCCTGGCGTAGTAGGAATATTAGCCCATATTACATAAGATTCATACCTTGTTTTTGGTCGAGTGCCGCCGCCAGTTACTGTATTCCCATAAGTTTCAACACCTCCATTCAAAGTTAAGCTGTAAAGTTGTCCAGTAATATTTAGGCTCGTTGGGGCTACTATATTCCCAAAAGATACACTTAATGATGTTTGTGTTGGAGCGTCATATCCTTCTATGTTATTGCCTAAAAATATTCTATTCTTAGCCACTTCATGAGAGTGTGAATAAATTGGTACATTATCAAATGGTCTTAAAACATCGTCTGTCGCAATAGTTTCCCCGCTAATATTATTATAAAAATCAAATGTTAACCTTTGCGCAGACGTGGGATTGTTTTGTAAAATAATCTCCAGTTCTTCTGACGGTATACTCCTGTCCCATGTTTTTATTATCACAGCGTTATCCCCGCCTTGGCTCGTCCCATCGCTTATTCTAACAATTAAATTAATTAATCTAACAGTACTTGGGATTTTTTCACTACCATCCATTTGTACTGTTATTTTATTATAATTTTGAAAACTATAATTAAGTTTTGATGTTTGACTATAAGCACCTACAACAGTAGTTTCGTTATCATAATAAGTATATTGAAAAGCAAATTCAAAAGAATCATTTGCTATGAAATTATTAGGATATGTTGATTCGTATACCTTTGAAATATTTGGAGTGTATATTGGTGGTGGTTTAATTAATGTTATTTCTGAAAAATTCAAGGGGAAAACATAAGGATTAGCATCTGTTTGGAATGTTGGGTCATAAGCAACCATCCCAGATTCTATATTTATTTTTCTAGGTTCGTTATTTGTACCATCTACCCATGATAATATATTACCTGTTATTTTTGCACTATGTATTGGCTCTAATGTAAAGTTTAAGCCACCTGTTACATCATTGCTTTCTAATACAATATATATCATATTTGTATCTGTATAACAACATTCAATTTTATGATTCCCGTTCCCGCTTGTGTTATAATAAAATGTTACAAATCTTTTATTTTCTACATCATCAGCCATCCCTATGGCTATATATAAATCATTATTATTTTCAATCAATTCTGTGCTTCCAATACTTTCTACCGTACCAATAACGCCAGCATCGGTTGTTCCTGTTCTGGCATTCTCCATATTTACCCATGCATTTTGGGGTACTACAAAATCTGCTGAGTCAGCATCAAGCATGCTATCTGTAGATAGAAAATATTTTTTTTCGTTTTGCATTTAACTTACTTCTTTAAATATTATTTTATCTTCTGTAATTAAAAAGAAGGTTTCATCATCGTATACTAGTAATGTAGCTCCAAGGGGATTAAAAAGCACAGTGCTTCCTATGTCATACTTCTCGCTCAAGTCATTTACGGCAACGGCTTCTGCAAACAAGAAGTTATTGTTGGTCATAGTTATTCCCAGCTTACTTTCGCCAATTTGCTGTAGTAATATATATCCCTGTTCAAGTATTATATTGGGCGCTGCCATAAATTAAAATTACACATTATAGTTTAATAATTGATATTTTTCGGGAAGTTCTGAATCAACTATTTCAAAAAGCTCTGGATGCTCTATAATAGATGGATGGTCTTCTATATTCCCGTTCCAATCATCTAATACCACAATAGTATAAGACTCTGTATTTTTTGTATTTGATTGTACTATATGTTTCATTATACAAAGTATTGTATTGTTGCGTATGCATATTGCCAAGCTGATGATGCTCTTGTTACAGCTACTTCATATCCTGTGTTTGCTGCGTTTCTTCTTAATCCAGCTATAGTAGCTCCTATTGTTGCAAAAGTAACTAATGTCTTTGCTGTAGCTAAAGCTCCAGACCCATAAGATATTACTTCGTTTGCTGCTGTTACTCCACTAGGGGAAGCTGGTGTTGGGCAATCTGTTGGTAATGTCATTGATACGATTGTCAATGCATTACCAGCTACAGTATATGATAAATTAATCCTTAGTGTAACTAATTTTCCCACTTGATTCCAATAGTAAGAATGATTTGTTGTACCACTTGGAGCAGTTGTTCCTGTCCATGTTGCTGTACCTGTGTATGTTTGAAGCCCAGCGTCTCTATATGTAGTATCTGCTGCGTTTGCTGTTGCGTTAGTGTTATTAACTCTAAAACTATATGCCGATAGTGATAAGTCTTGTTTAGCACCTAATTGTGTTTGCAAGGCAGATGTTACTCCCTTTACATAACTCAATTCGGTTAGACTAGGATATGTAGCAGTTGTTAAAGACTGTACATTCTTGCTTGCATCTGTAGCAAGTATTTGTGATGCCGTTAGGGAAGATAATATAGGCGCAGTAGAAAGTGTTTTAGCCCCTGCTATTGTTTGTGTCCCTGTAGTAACAACTCCTCTAGCAGTCGCTGAGGCATCTGGTACATTTAAAGTAATTACTGGTGTTGTAGTCCCCGTAGCAACTGTAGAGCTTAAATCTGTTCCAGTTGTACCAAGTGTTAATGCTGCTACAGAAGTTACTGTACCTAAATTATTATCTACATAAGCCTTTATAGCTTTCTGAGAGGGAACAAGTAGGTCACTATCATTTGATAGTGTGTCGTCTGTATCAATAGGAACACCACGTGTAGTACCTTGAGCCATATTATCTAATTTCTCTAAATTTAATTGAAGAATAAACAGATTGTGTACCACTTAATGATATAGCCTTAAGTGTTAAAGTTCCCATTGCTCTGTGTAATCCAGCCGCGTCAAGAGTGATTGGATAGCGAGATACAATAGCAGTATTTGTCACACCTTTAGCTCCTCCAGATGAGGCTACAAATCCACCATCTATTACAATAGCTGGGCTGCCACTAAGTGTTCCCAATACATTATACTCGCTTGAGCTATATGATGCATTTACATTATTATATGTAGTAGTCCCAGATATGGCTTGACCAACACATAACTGCCACTGAATAGGTTGATTGCCAGCGTTATAAATTTCTACATCTATATATGCTACCCTTGTTCTATTTGCTATACTGTTAAATGTTGTCCTTGGTCTAAGACTTATCATATGCGTACCGCCTGTACCTACGTTAACAGCTCCGCTATCTTGCTGAAATGTATAACCGTATACATTTATATCCTCTGAGCCTCCTTCTGATATAACTGCGGAACATATAAAGCTCATTGTTGTGCTAACCGTTGCTGTGCATGTCATGCCGCATCTTACAGGTAAATTAGCTGTTTGTATGTACGGGGAAGCAAATAAATTTGAGTGCAAAAATTCATGAGCATAAACAATTACCCCGCCGATATCGAAGCCAACCCTAACCCTACCTACATAAAGAGCCTGTATGTCTATTACTAGTATTTGTGTTTTGGTTATGTCTAATGTTATTCCGCTAGCTCCCGTTCCGTCTAATTTATCTATATTCCAACTAGACTGAGTAACTGTTTCATTTCCAGCAGAACTTGCAGAATATACCACAAATTGCTTTGTAGTCCCATTTAATTGAAATTCTATTCCGTTTACTCCGTCTGAATATCCAGCAAATTTCAATACGTTGGCTACAGCCGCAATCATGTTGAATGTAACAAATATTAATTGAGACCTTCCTGGTTGGTACGGGAGATACTCGTAGCTCTGCATGTACGACTTCCCGCCAGTTGGTGTTGAGCTAAACGTCATTAATGCACTTCTGTTTGTGCTATCATGCGCAATAGTCGCTCCCGTTCCGTTAGTTATTTGCTCCATAATAATCGGAGCAAGGTCATACGTAAACTGAGAGTTGTGTAGTATTAATGGATTGGATACCCTTAACCTACTAAACGCGTCCAAGTTTGCACTGTCTCTTATAGAAACATCGCTACTAAATATGCTATATGCGGAATATCCTTGTGCCATTTATTAAGTTATTTCTGTTCCAAATACTGTATACGATAATTTATTATTAGCAGAATATACTCTTATGTCCCAATTTGCTGACAATGTAATACCTATTGTAGCAATAAATGTATCATTCCCAGCTATTGCTACGTCATAATATAAATAATCCTTTGGGTCTGTTGATGCTGAATTTTCGCTTAAAGATATTCTGAACGAACTATCTGTAGTTCCCCAATTGCATACCACTATAGAGCTACATACCGCAGATGTAGATAATGGAACTGTGTATAACAAAGTTTCTGTCGTTGGCGATGGGTTCACCTGTCCTAATATTTTATACGTATTTGTAGGCATATATTTAAGCTCCCATTAATAAAAAAGTTTGTTCAAATCCAACTGTACTACCCCCAGTTGGTATATTTATTTCACCAAAAGAATCTGCCGATATTCCATTAACTTTTATAGGTATAGTATAAATACCAGTACCGTTTGGTATTTCTAATGTAAAAGATGCAGTGCCATTTGTGTTGTATATATAAGCTGTATATGTACCATTATTTACTCCAACTCCACTTGCAATTATATCATTAGTTGTTGTATTGCCTATGTCCGTTACTTGCTGTAAGTCTTGACTTCCACCGCTTGCAGCAATCCATTCTGTATCATAATCGGTATTGCTTGCTTTAGCCAACACTTGACCAGTTGTTCCCCCTTCTGGAACGCCATTTCCCATTTGGTCATCTATGTACTTGCCATTAGCAAGTTCTTTTGTTGATTCTGGCATGTTATTAATCTATTGTAAAATAATAATCTATTTCTCCAGATGTTACAATGTAAATGTAATTATTGGGAAGAACTCGTATTGGATTCTTTCTCACATAAGCCTGTCCAACAGATAGGGAATAATTCAATGCTGTTATAGCAACATCATTACCATCCCCATCAGAAATATAAACAGTAACTGTTACTGATGAAGCGTCCTTATTCACTATAGAAAATGATTCTATAGTCGAGGGGATGTTGTATCCCACAAGATTTATAGAACCACTTGTATTTCCCTTTAATACAGGCATAATTAGTTTTTAATTGCAGCCATAAATTGTTTACGAACAATGTTCTTAATATCAACAACAGTCAAATCATTCAACTTAGCTCTCAATAATCTTTTTTCATCTGCATATGTTCTAGCTTCATAACTATCTTTTCTAGCTGCGTTAGGGGAAGTCTTCCAATCTATATATGCTTGAATTGTAGAGAAAGCCAACATATCTATTTGAGTAGCACTGTTTACGCTTTGTCCGTCAGATATGTAAAGCAATACGATAGTATCGCCAGTAAATGTTTCTGTTAATTGAATTTGTCTTCTTTCTTTAAATAACTTATATCCGTTAGCTCTTTCTCCCCCACCAGCTCCATAAAATCTACCAGTAGGCTCTCCGTAATCATTTACGTTCCAATACCAAAGCCAGCTAGGATTAATCCCATAAACTGTTTCATTTTGCCCAGCATCTTTGTATGGAACAAATTGACCTGTAGTTGGGTCTACTAGTCTTAATGGATTTATGCTGTCGTTCTTCGGTACGGGTTTTAAAAAACTACCCGTAGGTACATTAACAGATATGTCGTCAACAAAGTCTTCTGGTAAGTCAACTGCATAATAGCTATTAACGGGAAGACTTACTGAGTTTATTATTTTTAAAGTGTCGTAGGTCAATTGCCTTATGCAAGAACTTGCGTGTAGCAAATACTCTGCATAATAATGGATAGGATAGCCCCTTTCCAAGAGGCTTCTCCTTACTATCATATCTATGTTTGCGTATGTCATTACGATTGTTCTTGTTGGTTAAGCGGTAGTCCTTTTTCTTCTTTTGCAGTAGGAGAAACAACTTTGTCCGCTGTAGGTTGAGTAATATATAGTTTGTATACTTCTTGAACAATTTCCCATTCCATTTCTGGCGGAACTGGGAGAATATCATAATCGCCATAATTAGATATATCCATAATAGCCAATTCTACGTTTACATAAACTGGCAATCTGCTAGTTATATCTTTTGTAAAATAAACATCCAAACCCCTTACTTCATATCCAACTTGTCCCAATAAGTCATTTAATAATAATTGAGAGCGAAGTAAATTAGATTGTCCCATTTGCAAGGGGATGAACTCCTTCTCTGGCTCGTCTGGTTGATATATAGACCAAACCCCCATGTTTCTTGGAAGCATCATTGGCTTTACTGGTAACTTTATTTTGCTTTGACCGTTACCGTATTGAGATACTAATATGTTATCGTACTTAGCAATTACAGTATTGTTTGGAATCGCTTCCCCTAGCTTTAAACCAGAATTAAAATAATCAATTCTTAACCTTTGATTTATTACCTGTCCTACCGATATCTTTAATTCATTCAAACTTATAGATGAAGCTGTACCAGGGTCACCACCCTCTATAAGAGAATATATTTGTTCGGCAATACGATATATTGTTTGTGCCATAATTATACCATGTTTTTAGAAACAAAATTTGATTGGCTCTTTAATTCTGAGTATTGCATTATATCTTGTTCCCCTAAATTAATACCTATACTAGACAAAGCCTTTATCAATACAGCGTTTTGCCAATTCTCTAGCCACTCTATTTGAGTGGATGCTGGTTCATTAATCGTTATAACCCTTCCATTAACCGTATAAACTGTATTAGGCTTGTTTGGTCTTCTTAAATAAGTAACCTTACCTGTATAACCCGTTGCTGGGTATAATTGAAATACCCCCTTAGATACCACTTCGCCTATCGGAAATTCTTCTGTCAATGGGTCTATTTGAGACATTAGTCTAAAAGAAATTTCATCCTCATTATACATTTTTACAGATACAAAATTATTTCTTCCAGATGCGTCCGTAAATTCTATTCTCAAATCAAGCAAAGAAACATATGGGTCATTAGATAAACTTGATATTGTTATTAATCCGCTTGTAGATGTTGCTGGGGTAAATAATGCTGTGCTTCTAAATGGGGCTAACCCATCTTTTACTCTTTGCGAAGTTGCGTATTGTATTTGAAGGTCATTAAACAAAGACATTTGTCCTCTATCAATAACCATTTCAAGCTCTGGTATTGTATACCAAGCTCCCGTATATTTATTAATCCAAAAGTTAAGAAAGTCGTATGTTTCTTGTAAGTTCATAAGTATACTTTACTCAAAACTAATACTTTTTTTTAATCTAACACTTCTTTGCCAAATATTTTGTTTTGCTGGATTATGGAGAATGGCTTTTGATTTATTTGATATTTTTGGGCTGTAATAGAATTAAAGTATATTTTATCTCCGTTGTCTATATCTATGTTTGAGTCTTCTGTTTTTGGATATCCTATATGCATTACATTTGTCTCTGCTGCCTTTTTAATCTTTTTTAAGCTAGCGGGAAGAACAAAGCTACTTTCCGAAAACTCGGAAGCCATTACATAACCATTGACCATTATAATTTCCCCGTCACGAATAACCCCAAATACTTTAGTAACATCAGCTAAAAAATATTCTTCACCCTTGTACATGAATCTATTCCTGTATATTGGGTCTGCATCTTCCTCTGGAATTACAAAATCATGGATTACACTATAGCTAAATATGGCTGTATCTCCCACTTGCATATCTTTTGTACTAAAGCCTTTATACCCTATATAATCGCTCACTGTACGGGGAAGACTTACTATTTCTCCCATTATATTAACCAAATCCACGCTATCTACCGAAGACCCGTTTTGGATTGCTGACAGCTGCAATATCTTGGATATATTACCTATGTACTTGGTTTTTACCTTTACTATTACATTGTTTACTGGAGATTGTATCATATTTTGTAATTTTCGTATTTTGATTTGTCAAGTTTTTCAACAAAGAAACTTGACATACTGCTCATAATTTCTTCGGTGTGCTGTATAGCAAGTTTGTCCATTTGAATGAAGTTACCGTTTAGCATCCCAGCAAAGCTAATATATAGATTATAACCAGCAACTGGGTGTTGAGCTATTTGTCTTTCTAGTTTGGTATTTACTCTTCCTATATAGTTTGGGAAGTTCTTCTGCAATATGTAATCATAGCCATTCTCGTTATATAGTATGTACGGATTCTCCATATATGTGTATTGGTTCTAGTATTTTATTGTAGTCAACAATTCCTCTATTGTTTGAGCTGAATCCAGCTCTTTGTAGTCCAGGCATAGGATAACATAGGTAAAATTCCCCCTTGTCTTGCTGCGCTGTATCTATATGCATATCTTCTGGCGTTTCTAAAAACTTATCATAATATCTTTCGTTTACTATTATACAGTGATGCCCAACGTAACTATTTACTTTTGTCAAGGGGACTTTGTACTCAACTCTATTGTCTAGCAAGTAGCTGCCAGCCAAATATATATCGTATTCCTTTGGCTCATTAGAAACAAAGTAATCCCACCCTTTTTCATTTGGAAACCATATGTCTTGCTCCATAATAACAACCTTATCCAATCCTTTTTCTTTAGCAATTCTTATGATTTCTTTTTGGGATACATTTATAGAAGACACCACTGTTTCACGTGGAACGGGAGGGAACAGCGTATACTCTGTTATCTTCTGCCTGTCCATCTCCCCTTGTATCAACGGCAAGTACTCGCATCTTCTGTCGTCATATAGTATGTATATCTCCATTACGCTGGTATTTTCCAATACACAGTCTTCCATGGGTTACCCTCGTGGTTAGTGTGGTTTGGTTGGATATAGACGTTTATTTTATAGTCCTCCATTAGTTTTTCTGCTGGCGGGGAAATCCAAACAAAGTCTTGATGCCAATTGTCTGCAATGATAATCCCCTCTCTTCCCTTTAAATGATTCAAAGCCCACTCTAGGCATTCGTATCTCCATATGCCATCTACAGAAATAATATCATATTGCTTATCTGTTGGTATTAAGTCAAAAAATTCACTCTTTCTTTCCTGTATACCATCTGGTAAATCTTTGGCAATCATTCTCCCGTTCTGCAATGCATTAGAGTCGCAATCAATCTTAGCTTGATTTGCCCATTCCGTACTAGCCTCTATGGTATCAACCCATTTTGCTTGTTTCCTTAGCCATGCGGTACTTCTTCCGCCGCCAAACTCTAGCCAGTTTTTATCTTTATTGTCCCATGTTTGCAATTCAGCCAAAAACGGATGAGTCCACCAGGGCATTACCAACCCATCGGTGTCTCTAATTTGCCATTCAACTAATTCATTTGTATCCATGATTCTTTATATTTTTTAATCCATTCGTTTTTGCCAGGATAGTAATGTTCTAGTATGCTCATAATAATAGCAAACTTATCATCCTCGTATCCTGGTCTGTTAATATGATAGTCTAAAACATCTGGGGTTAATCTGTCTAATATGTATGCATCATCCCTATCTAACCTGTTGTTAGCAAACTGTGTGTTTGGTCTTGCTCTTTTTATTAGTGTCGGGGAAGTCTTGCTAACAATGTTGTATATCTCCTCTTGGTCTTTTGCCCAGTAGTTGCCTCTCATGTTTTCGCATTTAATGTCTCCAAGCAAATTATCTAGGCACTCTTGATAACTTAATCCTTTTGTTACATGCTCCTTCCAATATTTAACCTTGCCCTTTATGTAGCATATTGGGTATTGGTTTTCGGGAACTAAATCCGCACCAAATACAGTAAACCCTTTGTTAGCTTCCATCATGAAATAATCTGAGCTAAATACAATCATGTCTATATCGGACATCATAAACCAGTCTTCATCATTTTCACACAAAGAAGCCGCATATAGTCTTGAGCATTGGGAATATGTTGCCGCCTGTTCTGCGTTGCATATGAAATGATATATCGAGCAGTTATTGGGCATGTATTGCTTCACGATTTCTAACTTTTTATGGTCTTCACTACTAACAGGGGCTGGCATAAGACAAATCACATCGCAGCCAATTAGCTTCCACGTATAAGAAACTATTGGAAGAAAGAATAAATACTTAGAGTCGTAAGTTGAGCTTATTGCTATTTTCATTATAAACCTCCTATAAAAAATATTAAATCATTTTCATTATATCCCGTTCCTTTGTATGAAACCATATCAAGTCCTTTTTCATTCTTAAAACCATGTTCCCATATAGCCAAACTCAAACAACTTTGGTCTTGCCTATGGAATAAAAATCTTGAATCTGAGCTTTGATTATCGTGCAATCTGCTGCCTTTGCTTAACCCAGCGTCCATAAGTTGTTTCCATCTGTTATATAGGTTCTTCCCATCATCATTATTGAAGTTTATTCCTACACATCCAGAAGCCCATTCATTTAATCCTTCTGCAACATCTCTAGATAATCCTACATACTCTAATGCATTATCATTTACAGACTGTGCTAGATTATATCCACTACTAAAAAAATAATAACCTTGGTCGTTTATAATATCAAACATTTTGTCTGGTCTTTTGACTGCCCAAAAGCTAGCGTCTACCCATAGTATGTGAGTATAGCCTTGCCTTAGTGCTTCTTCAAAAGCTGCTATTTTCATATAGTACGGGAAGTCTTCGTGCCTATGGCTATTTGGAGGGTAGTCGTCTTTCCATGTTAAAATGTTGCCGCCCCAGCCCTCAAACACCAGCGACCTTTCTAGTCTTCTTACGCCCTGTGCATACCAACCTCCTATACCAGCTGATATAATAACCGCTCTATTTAGGTTCTCCATTTTTGTCTATGTTAAATGTTGCGTTATTGTAAATTACTAATTGACTTGTATTGTAGTGCCTTATTATTCCTCCACTACACAAAACACATGTCCATATATCGTTCTCTAACATTCCCCCGCTTTCAACATACAATGCATACCCATCTTCCTTCGTTTCTTTAACCACTATTGGTATTGGGGTATTAAACTGCATCATGTCTTTTTATTTTATTCCATACCTTTCGTTATGCTCTGTAGATATATGCCTGTATAAATATAATGGTTTTTCTATAAAAATTTCAGATGTCAAGAGGGAAGTTACAGCTTCGCTAAACACCCTGTCTTCACCAAATCTACTGTCTTCAAAACCTACAGCTAACGCCTTTTCCCTTAATATAACGGACTTTGGATTAGCGCATCTAATATGGTCGTATCCGTCAAAGTTTTCAGCCCAATGTTTATGTCTTATGCTAAATATAGACAATGACTTTTCTCCGTTAATGTCGCAATCTTCTAGGAATCCAACGTGGTCTATAAATGGATTATTTTTCAAAGTCTCTACAATATCATGCAAATAATCTTCGGAAATCCAATCATCGGAATCAATACCAACAACCCATTTCCCGCTTGCTTCTTCTAATAATTGTTGTCTTTTCTTCCCAATACTAATTTCTTTATTATCCTCGTTAACAATAACCTCAACAATGTCTTCATATTTGTTTACTAATATCTGCCTTTTTATTTCTTCTAATAAATTAGAAAATTGCTCCCTCCTATCTATTGTTGTTGGAAGCATTATGGTTAGTAATATCATAAACTTAGTTCAAAATTTATTGATTGCCTGTTTCTGAAATTAGATTCGTCTTCATGCCAAAAAGATTGCTGATGGTTAAATAATTCATCCCTTTCTATTTGGTAGTGATGATATGCTGGGTTCTTATGAACATACAAATTAGGGATACCAAAAAAATGATACTTACCCAAAAGTTTAGCCACTTCCATTGTTTCATTATCGCACCATAGGCTCTTATAGCTTGGATGATATATGTAACCAAACCTGTCATAGTATTTTCTTGTTGCTATGTATAAGACGTTTAATGCCTCTCTTGCATCTTGTTCTGGGAAGTGAATTAATCCATCAAGGTCTGGGAAAACAGCACATATCGACTCCCTAAATATATCATCAAACCCATAAAATGTTGCAAACATATCATTGCTCCAACAAACAATAACATCCCAGTCATAGTCGGGCATACTTCTATTTATTGCGTCTATTTTTGAGCTAGATGTTCCCCACTCTATTTGCACATTAGGATATGCATTTATAGCATTTATTACCTCCTCATTGTTCAACTCTTTGTCGTCAATGTCTAAAGTCAATGAGATTAAGTAATTGTTCCTGTCTCTTATGTTATTGTTAAGGCTGTCAAGGCTTTCAAAGAAAACCTCTCTTCTTCCCCTACATGGGAACTTGAATAATATCTTTAACGGATTCATGTTGTTGATTTATTCGCTTATAATTGCCCAAATGTCTCCATTAGGAAATCCCATCCCATTTAACCATAGGCATTTTTTGCCATTGTATATTTGGAGAACGCCAGATTTTTCTGGATGCATTACGATGTCGCCTTGCTTGTAAATGTGAGATAGGTCGTCTGATACTTCTACAACTTCTGCTCTTGCTAGTTCTGTTTCTACAAGTTCAATGTTTGTGTCTGTTACGTAGTTTTTTGACTCAAGGGGAAGCACTAAGATTTTGCTTCCTACTGGTTTTAGTTTCATAAATTTTGATTTAGATTTTACAAATATAGTTTTATTATTTTTAAATATGTTTTATTTCTTCCCTAAATTCTTTCTCTAGTTTTTGCCTTTTTTGATAGGTTTGTCCTCTCAATGATTCGTTATCTTCTTGTACTTTTCTTCTCATTCTGCATATAGACTCTGTTGATGTGTATACGCCATTAACGAACTTAGTCAAAAATTCAAAAGCAGTCATCCCTTCTAAAGCCTCTTTGCTTCCCGCCTCGCCCATCCAGAATGTAGCAATAAGTTTTTCGTCAGAGTCTCTAAGGTGAGGATGTTGTTGTAACAGTGTAATTACTTTCTCTTTTGTTTTTGATAATTTTTTCATTTTTATTGTTTTTCATCAGTTATTACAACTTCTTCCCCTCGTATCATAGAGTCTAATATCTCTTCTATAAAAGCTCTTTGTTCTGTACTAAGTCTTATTATTTTGTCTGCAATAGCGTCAAATGATAAAGAGTCTTCTAGTTCCTTTGCTAGTATTTCCCTGTTCTCATCAGAAAGCCTGTCTTTTACATTTGAGATTATAAAGTCGCATTTATGTATGTACTGGGAAAATATCATTTTCACATTGTAATTTGAGCCTATGCACAGGTCTTCAAAATACTGCTTTGCGATGTTGACGTGATGGATTCCTTTTGCCAAAGAAAAGGTGTTGTCCATGAACTTGGCTTGTTCTAGTTTGTTTTTCATTTTAGAATGGTGTATTAATTTGTGATTGATTCCAATTGTTTTTTACTTCTCTGGGAACATTTGGCGTTGATAATATTGGGTGTTCCCTAAACTGCATAGTTGAGCCAGTGAACTGCATAGCTATATTTTTTGTTGAGCCATGTCTGTTTTTAGCTATTGAACATAACGCTAATTTTTCGGTAGGGAACATCTGAGAGTTGATTTCAATAGGGTCTTGCATGCCGTAATATTCTGGTCTCATTAAAAACAACACAGAGTCGGCATCTTGTTCAATTGCCCCAGATTCCCTTAAGTCACTAAGCATTGGCATCTTATCTGCCCTTGTCTCTACAGCCCTACTCAACTGACTTAGTGCTATTACTGGTATTTCAAGCTCCTTAGCTATACACTTCAAGCCCCTACTTATATCAGAAACTATCTGCTCCCTGTTCTTCCCCTTGGCATCAACCCCATTCATAAGTTGAATATAATCCACAATTATGTAGCCTATGTTGTTTTTCTTCTTCAAAATTGAAGCCTTGGTACGTATGTCCCTAATGTTCATACTTGTCTTATCCTCTATGAAAATCTGAGAGTTTATTATCCTTTCAACAGATTCCCCTAGCAACTTATCTTCTTCTGTGGTCGTATGACCGTTTCTTATCCTCTCGTGTGATATTCCTGTGTCCATAGATACGAGCCTTCTTACTAACTGAACGCCATCCATCTCTAAGCTAAACCAAGCGCAAGGTATTCCCTTTAGTACGGAAGTGTTGTAGGTTATAGATAACGCTAAAGCTGTTTTTCCCGCGCCTGGTCTTGCCGCTATGATTAGCAAGTCGGGAGAAACTAATCCATTAGTAGCCTTATCAAGCTCTGGTATTCCAGTTTTTATACCTAATACGCCAGTTTCCTTAACCTGTGCATGCTGCTCCAAAACCTTAATAGCGTAGTAGTTTATGTCCTTCGACATCCCCTTGATTACTTTTTCTTGAGCTTTTTGAATCCTGTCATCCGTAACGCTAATCAAATCGAAAACATCAGTTTCATCGTCAAAAGCCCTAGAAAATGAATTATGGCATATGCTAATCATCTCCCTCTTGAGATACATTTCTGACAACAACAAAATATGGTTTTCAATATTTGCAGAACTAACCACCGAGTTGGTAGTTTTTGTTACCCCATAAACCCCTCCAGCGTCTTCTAATTTATTTTGCCTTTTAAGCTCTTCTACTGCCGTCAGAAGGTCAATGCCTTGGTTGCTGTCATAAAGTGCCTCTATGGCGCTAAAAATAGCCTTATATTCGATTTTATAAAACATGTCCGAGAACAATTTAGACATGGCGGTGTTTAGACACCCAGAATCAAGAAGTAAAGTTCCGATAATCGCTCTCTCAATTTCTTCGCTTTGCGGGGGTAGTTTTTCGCTAATCATACTTTGGTTGGATGTAGGTTGGTAATTTTTTTAGTGTTTGAGTTTTATTTTCTTGAACGGGAGCATTTCGTTTAGAATCATTTTTAAGCCAGTTGGCAATAAATCTTCCAGCTAAAGCTCTAAAGTTGATTACAGGACTCCCATTTAACATCCACCCTGTGGATTCATATTTTTCATAAAAAGATTTAGCCATTTCTTTTGTTCCGCTAGCTCCTTTAAAAAATTCCCAAACTTCATCTTTTGAGGGAACAACTGGCTGTTTAAATAAATTTGATTTTGTGATATCAATTTTAATTTCTTTTTCTTTACTCTCTTTTTCTTTTATTTCCTTTCCTTTCCTTTGTTCATCCGCGGTTAACTCGCTGTTTAACCGCTGTTCAACCGCGGTTAGTCTTCTTACCTCCCCACTACGCTTACCTTTCTCAGAATTAATCTGTTTTATATTATTTACTTTATTCAAGTGTTCATTTAATCTAGCGCTAAGAAACTGGTCATCAACAACAGTAAATAAATCAAATTCATTAATTACTGCCAAAACCTTTACTTCATTGGTATGCATTTGCATAGATAAAACAGGAATAATTTTTAATGGCAATAGCCCTCCAGCATCAGCTAAAGATTCAATTAAATACCAATAAATCCCATACCCTTCCATGCCTAATTGTTGCCTTAAAAATAAAATCTTAACATCATTATGAGCATTAAAATCATGTGAAAAATAGAATGTATTGTTCTTCATATGTGTGTTATTTATTTAAATTTAAAAACCTTTTACAGATGGGATTATCCAGCAGCTTTGTTCGTCTACGTCAAAATAATCCGATTTACCATTAATTGACTTGTAATAGTCGCTTACGTGTCTTTGTACCGTTGAGGTTACTATGCCTATAGTTTCTGCTATTTCGGCATTAGTTTTGTTTTCTATGTGTAACTTAATAATTTCAGCTTTTTCTTCCTCGCTTAGTGGGATTTTTCTTTTCATTTTTAGTGTCTATTTTAGGGGATTCTTCTACTTTTTCAATCGAGAGGGAAGTTGTAGCAACCCCAAATCTTACGCCCTTTTCGGTTTCAACAACAAAGACATTTCCATGCTCGGAAATTAATGTTACTTTCTCCCCTTGTATAGCGTATAAGGTTCTTGACGCAGCCCCAACTGCATCCTTCTTTAAATAATATTCCATAAATTAATTTTTTCAAATTGCCGTTTCAGTAATACTACTATCTTCGTCAACCATTTCTGATGGGTCTTCTATCCCATCACTTGGATTCCAATGAACCATTTTTGCCTTTCATTTTTAAATATTCAGAATAAATTGCTTCCGCCATGTAACCGTCCTTAATTCTTCCCTTAACATAATTATCAACAGACGTACCAGATATCTTTAAAGCATTACCTATAACCCACAACTGCCTAGTGCCTTCATTTTTGTCAAATTTAATAGTTTTTAGCTTTTTTTTGATGTCCTCTTTTTTTCTTAAATACATTTCGTAGTTGCCCATAAATATTTCTTTTGTTTGCAAACATAGAACAAGTAAAATTATTTACAAAATAATTTTGCAGAAATATTTTAAAATTGTATTTTTGTTGTCCACTAAAAATTTAAAAATGAATATAGAATGTGTGCCTTGCACAGAACACCCATTAACAACACAAACAAAAAGACTTAATCCAGATGAAATTATAGATATAATTTGCGAGCATTTTAATATACAAAGAATAAAACTTTGTGGCAAGCCCAGGTATAGATATATAGTAGAAGCTAGAATGATAGCTATTTATTTATTAAGGTCTGACAGGTATTTAGGTCTCAGTTTAAAACAAATAGGAAGGTTGTTTGGGAATCGTGACCATACTACCGTAATTCATTCTGTTAATCAAATTGATAACTTAATGGAGGTTATTCCAGAAATGGAGCAAAAGGTTAGGGAGGCTTTTATAAAAGTGTACGGGAATTTAAACTACTTTAAGAATGATTAATAAAACTAAATTTGGAGACTGCGCTGAATGTGGAGATAAAAACACGAATGTAATTAAGGTCGGGAAGGAGACATATTGCGTTCACTGTAGGAACATGCAAAAGGCAAAGCAATACACAGAGAAGGCAAAAGATAAAACAAAAGAAAGGCAATCATACGAGGGCATGAATGAGAGGCAGTCGTTAATTAATGACTTAGATTATGTGTTTTCCCGTTACATAAGGATAAGAGAATCTGACCCAAGGGGAATATGCGCTTGCTATACCTGTGGTAAAAAAGACCATTGGACTAAGCTACAGAATGGTCACTACATAAAGAGAGGAGAGACATTGCTTAGATGGGATTCTAGGAATGCAAGACCACAATGTGTAGAATGTAATTGCCATAAGAACGGGAACATGGACGCTTATACCGACAACTTAAATGCAGAACAACCTGGTCTTCCCGACCAATTAAAAGAAGAAAGTAGAGAAGTTAATAAGTTTGGACGGGAGGAGCTAAAACAATTATTGATTGACTATAGAGCTAAACTAAAAATAGTCCAACAAAAATTATTGTGATTCGTTTATATTCATCTCCTCCCTTACCCTTAATATTTTACCAGAATAAATGTTTTCTTTTTTGTTTATAAAATCAAAAAGAATAGTAGCTTGTGCAAACTCGTAATAAGTCAACTTTTTGTTTACTCCCTTAGATAATATAATCCCGTTCCCGTCATCAAACGCATTTATTAACTCACTCCCAATATAACTCTCAGACCATTCTGGAGAATTACTAGCCATAAGGGTATATTTTGTTCCATCTGGCAACATCTCAACAATAATATCGTATTCATGTGCTTCAACTCCGTTTATTTTCTGTAATACTTGATAATGTTTTTTGTTGTTCATCTCTTTCTGTTTTTATGTGTTTATAGTTTTGTTTAAGCCAATCTATGAATGCCCTGTAAGAAAACATTCTTTCAGCTGGGTTTTCTGACACCCATTTTTTGTATTCTGATTCTATTTTTTCCCAGTTCATATTAATTACATGAAAAATGCAGCGGTTCTTCTTCTTCAAAAAGCCCACTAGCAAAATCGTATTCAGTTATCTCTATACACATGTCGCAATCTTTGCAAACCATGTAGCAATCATATATTAATTCCCCCTCGTCAAGATATAAATTCTTAATTAGAACCCACTCGTCTTTATTCATACACATGTCATTCATATTTGCTTGCAATATAGTAATTTTTAATTTTCATTATCATGATATAAATTATCAAACACAACAGTAGCTAGTATAATAATAACAATTATATATAGTAAAAACCATTTCATTGTCTTTGTTTTAATTGTTCTCTATAAAATGGCACTAAACTCATTTTACTGCCAAGTTATAGTTGTTTTAATTGTTCTCTATACCATTTAGCACCTGCAATTTCGCCTACATACTTTGTTGTTTGAACTTCAGTTTCTATTGTAAATGCTTTCTCTATTTCTTCATCTGATATTTCTTGTTGGGGAAGTTGTGCTAAAATTATATTAATAGATTCTGTTAACTCTTTAGGTTCT